ATGAATATGATACGACCTTCGAAGTCCCAGGTCCCAGGAATAGTGCCAATCTCATCATCCGCAGCTATCTTGTCATTCGTCATGTAAGAGATTCTACGTCTCTCAGTAGTGTCACAAGCAGCCTTGAGCAGAGAGATACAGTCAAGGTCGAGGAGGATACTATCACAATCATCGAAAACCACCACACAATCCCTGGAACGGTATTTGTATAGTGTGCGTAGCAGACCTATCTTAGTCGCTCCGCCCTTGATGATCTCATAGTTTCCTCCTCTCCGCTCCAGGGCATTCTCTACAGTATATGACTTACCAAGCCCAGCAGGACCATATACTATCAGGGATCGTGCGGATCCTCGTATGACATGATCAGTAAGAGTATCGAGTACACGAAACCTCTTGTCTAGTTTATTCCAAATCTCTGTGTCAGACTCAAAAGATTCTACATCGTAAGTAGGAAGAAGGGTACGGTTCCCCTGGTAGTTCCTGGTTGTTTTACGGATTGTTCTCGTTTTAGTTCTCATACTGTTCTCTCTCACGTTCTCAATTTATTCTCTCTAGAAACATGGTTGTGTGTTCTGGTTCATTCTCTATTATCTCTCAAATGTTCCCCATAGTCAACCACAATCTGTTCTACCCCCAGGATGCTCCAGCGTTCCACTTTCATGGCTCGTCAGTTAATCTAGCATCCTTCTCTCTATTGTTTGATGTGGGGGTCAGGAGAGAGAATACTGACCCCCACTGGCTTATGACCGCTTCAAAGGACCAGGGATCCTGAGCTTGTCATCGCCAATCTCTAGGCTGCTGCCATCTCCCTTTCAGTATCAACACCATACTCCATCATCAGTGGTCGTCCTAGGAACTCTGCGATCGCTGTCTCTAGCTCATCCTGGATCGCATCTTTCTGCGGGCAATTCTTCATTCTTCTCCAATGCCATCCATACCAGCCGTGGTAAGCTACATCGAAGTCAACTGTGAGGTTGCCCTCCATGTCGCGGAAGGTGTGGACCTTAGCTAGCTGGTCCTTCTTAGTCCGGCCATCGAACCTGAAGTGTCCGCCGACCTTGTGTCCGTACTTGGTGGACTCGTCTTCGAAGATGATTTCCGTAATATGGCAGAATCCTGCGGTTTCCATTTTTCTCTCCTCTAAATCTCTCATTCTCTTATCATCCCATATAACAACGATAGGGTCAACATCTAAATCGACCCTATCGCCATTTTTTTTAAATTAATTCACTTTTATTTTTACTTACTTCTATTTCTTCAATACTATCATCAATAGTATTATAATACATCATTACAAACCAATCTTTAAACTCACCTTTACTTACTTTAAATAAATCTTCATTTTCAAATGCTTCAATAAGATCCATTTCAATTTCACTATCACTTACCATTTCAATTAATCTATCCATTTTTCTCTCCTTTTTTTTAACTATCTTTATTATGCTATAGTTTTAAGTAATAGTAAAGCATTTTTTTAAACTAAATTTGTAACCCGACAAATAAAAAACCGCACTATTCTGCGGGCCGTATATAGGGGGGGCGATATAGGGGGGCGTATATAAGCTGTTGACCCAAACACGGATATATGGGACTATAGGGTATAAGGAGAGATAATATGTTGAAATATGAAAATACCGCAGAAATAGGTGATGTAATCAAGGCTTTCGATTTTCAGCCAATGCCAGGTAGAGGCAACTGCTATATCACAGGTAAGGTCCTAGAGAAGGGTATCTTCAACCAGTATGCAGCATACAAGATTGAAGTAACCGGTCAGATGTGGGATGGCAAGCCTACAGACAGACAAGTAGGTGAGATCATGTTTGTGCCATTTGAGACATCAATGGAAGATAGGTTTCCAGGATATGACAACAGAGTAACTAAGGTACAGGGAGCAGCAGCATGATTAAGAGCATAGTAGAGTTCGTTGGGCTAGTAGGGATGCTAGCCGTGATCCTAGGGTTTGGTGTTGCATTTGGGATGTAGCACCACCCATGGGGGGGGTAGCTGGGTCTTGTTTTTTAGTTAAATATAATACACTTTAGATTGGTTTGAGATAAAACGATGTCAAAAAATTTTCCTGAGCAAAAATTACTCGAATATGGGTTCCGCAAAGTTCTGTGCTCTGTAGGGGGATATCCTGCAAAAGAGGTATACCGGTATGAGTCTTCTGACTATATTGTCTCTCCTCTATCTGATGGAACTTGGACTATGTCTTCTAAGAGGCTCGGATATACATTTGCTAGAATAAAAGATGAAAAAGAATTAGATTCACTGTTGACTCTTTATGGCAATGGTGATATAATGCATGACAGTAACAATTACGTTGCTGGCCAACTTAGCCAAATGGGCTAGATCTGACAAAGGAGTCAAAGTAATGAACTATGTAAATGCAATGGAAAAAGGTTGGGATGATGTGCAGTTCAGGGTTGAGGCTTATGATTGGAAGAACTCTTCCTTTGATGATGCCCAACAAGCTGCTCTTAGGGTTGTAGATGCGTATGACTTTAAGAAGAAGCAAGTACTTCATCGCAATACTATATTGTACGTTTGCAAAAATGTAAGAGAGATAGAGCGGTTCGTTCGTAACATAGCTTGGTCTGGTGCAAAGATTAAATATGCAGCTGGACTGTAAGTGCTACTGTATCTCTTAATAGGTTTCTTCATATGGGGAGTCTTCGGGCTCCCCTTCCTTTCTTTGATCGGTGCTATATAATAGATGAAGAAAGACTGGAAAGAAATCTGGCAAGAAGCAGAGAAAGCGAGTAGACAATACGGGTCGCTCGAAGGAACTGACTATTTTGTTTTAGGACTCGTAGCAACATTCTTATTAGTATTGGTACTACTATGACATATCTTATCATCTGGTTTTGCATTAGTCTGATCTTGATTGACACTATCCCTCTATGAAGAGTATCCCAGGGTACATTGCGTCTCCTTGCGTATCTCTTTGTAATCTCGAAGATGGGTACTGTACGGGATGCGGAAGAAGTAGGAGGCAGATTGCTCATTGGAGAAGGTACAGTGATCAGGAGCGTGAGGATATAATGAACGAGCTAAAGACCCAAGTGCGGTAGGTGCATGTGATTAGACAACAAATAATTGAAAACTTGAAGCAATGCTATGATCCAGAGATCAGCATAAATATATACGATCTCGGATTGATATATGATATAGACACTGACCATCTACCTAAGGTAACAATAACCCATACTCTTACGTCAGCATTCTGTCCTGCGGCAGATGACATCATAAGTGATATAGAGGCAGCTGCTGGGATGGTAGATGGAGTCGATGGTGTTGATGTGGTGACAACATTTGAGCCACCTTTTGGTCCAGAGATGATGAGCGAAGAGGCTAAACTAATGCTGGGGATAGATTGGTGAAGATAGGATTTTTTGGAGACAGTTTTTGTGAGGCATATGAGTACTGGGGGCAGATTGCACTTCCATGGCAAGAGCTTGATGTAACAGGAAAGAAGAAAGACCGCAAGTTCAAAGGAATGCGTATCAATCAAATGCGGAGTAATGATGGGGATGCTGATACATGGCTCAAGAAAGTATGCGATCACTTTGATGGTGAATGTGTCCACACAGGACTTGCAGGAGCTAGCGTATGGGACACTATCATACTACAGTTCCAAGAATACATGCTGACAAAAGGACTTCCAGATATTGCAGTATTCTGTTGGACTGATCATACAAGAATATACCATAAAGAATACAGAGGGATGAATTTCAACTCTGTAATGAATGCTAAGAATACACAAGTTCCAAAGAGAGTAATGACAGCAATGAGAATGTATTATGAAGAGCTGTTTGATCCTCAGAAAGCAAAGCATGAATATTATGGTGCGCTGCACTACTTTGATAGTCTACTTGAAAACTTAGAAGGATCTGGCCACGGTCAAATGAAAGTCGTTCATTGCCATAACTATGGACTGGTCAATGACTTTCATATAGGAGATCGTCATGAGTGGCGTAATCTACTATCGTATCCTTATGAGTGGAAGCATGGAATGATGATCAAGCCATCTTTGGTCAATCTCACAGTTGAAGGTCATAAGTTTCAGGAATATAGTACTGAGGTGATTGAATCATACAGCGCAAACCATCTCCACGGAGATAATAAGAACCAAAGACTTGCAGAAGCTGTTATCAAAGCTATAGAAGATTATGAAAGTAAGAAGAGAAAAAGCTACAAATACAAAGTAAGAAAACTTAGAATGACAAAAGAAATTATAGAAAATGGCAGAATACCGTTGACTTCTATTTAAAAAGGTATATAATAAACTTTGTGTCCCGGAGAAATAGTATGAGCACTTTAGATACCCAACAACGATTTGATGTTTTAGATACACAACAACAGCTGTTTGCAATAACCGCAGAGGAGTGTGGTGAACTAACACAGGTTTGTATGAAGATACTCCGCAAAGCCAACGTTGATGCTACATGGAATAATAAACTACTGGAAGAAGTAGGAGACGTATACTGTATGTTGGATTTGATAGTTCAACATGGTTACCTTAACTGGGATGATATTATCGATAGAAGTAGTGTGAAAAAACAAAAACTCAGTAAGTGGAGTAATTTATTAAATGGTATTAAATAGAAAAGATGATCGCCCAGATTGGGAACGTATGTCAGATGATGGAATGAACAAGATCCTTAAACTTTGTATATGTGGTATCTTTGCATATGGTGGTTATCATGTTATAATAGCACTATACGATAGGTTTGTTTAATGAATCTATATCCAGAAGAGAGACAAAAAGAGATAATTGATAACTTCATGAAGCTATTAATGGAAGCGGATAACTTCCCAAGAGAAAACAAACCTAATGCTTATAAGCAATTCTGGACTGGGCTGAGGTTAGAAGGATCCAACTTACTTGGATTGACTAATCACCTATATGATCAACTAAGGAGACAAGATGGCAACCAAGAGATTGAATGAACGTGGTATTGGTATTCCTGGTACTGCACATAAGTTTAAACATAAGACCTCTATAGGTAAGAGTGTATTCTCAAGACCAAGTAATAAGAATCAGAAGAGGTCATGGAAGAAGTACAGAGGGCAGGGTGCTTGACAAAGTAGTTATATTAGCATTCCTTATCAACCCTATTGATGACAATAATGCATTTGTTGTAGTAGAGCCATGGTTCCATAATAAGATAGAATGTGGATACCATGTACAAAAGAACTATCTTGGACTCAGACATAGAATTTTAGAGTTGACTAAGGCCGAGTCTTTGGATAAAATGGTATGTATACGTGAACGTGATTTACTTAATGGACTAGGGATGGAAAATACATGACTATGCACTTACTTCCTGCTTATGTGACTACTACTAAGTTTAAACACAATAAGAAAAAGAAGTCCGCTTCTGCTATCAAAGCTGACATAGAACATGATAAGTTTCTAAAGAAGATGGGCGTACACCCAGATCAGCTGAAAGCTAAGAAGAGCTCGAATAAGGCTAAGTATAGTAGAAGGCCTAACATGCAAGTTGGTATGAAGCCACAGACTACTGTAAGCCAGAATTGGAAACGTGACACAGATCAAATCCCTGTTGGTGTTGCTGTAAAAAAAGATGCTAATATATATAGTGGCGAGAGAAAGCTGCTAGGTATCTCTGCCATGCATAAGTCGAGTCTAGTACCTGTCTTCTCATCTGATCAAGCAAAAGAGATAGCCAACATGAGAAGGGGATAACTGATGGCGGTAATGAGTACGTTCTATGGTCAAGATAAATACCAAGACAGAAAAGCAAATGTTGTTTGGGACGGTCGCTGGTATTATGTTGAAATGTATGTCAATGACAAGTTATGGGAATCAAGACTCATAAAAAACCATACTGAACAGTATTGTGAAGATACCGCAGAGAACTTTGTGATGGGAATATTCGATGCCAACACCCACTATGAGCCGCAGATCTCCAGATCAGCAGAAGGCTAAACCAACAGATATAAAGAAGAAGGTCATGACTGAGGGCGTGATCTTAGAATTTGTTGTTGATAACAAACAAGGTGTGATGCCTGATATCCCTCAATCGGATTATGGTTCATGTATAATGAACATGCCACTAATCCAACACCAGTTGATGACAACTGATGAAGATCGTGCACAGATACAACAGATAAACCAACGTATCAAGAATGACATTGATATGGCTCGGTGCACTGATGATACTAAGAATGTTAATGCACATCAGACAGACTTCTTATTCTATAAGCAGAGTCAAGGAGTCAATTGGGTGCGTCAGGTTGCATTCAGTTTTGTAGAAAGAATCATAGATCTCAATAGATGGAAGTTGTATCCAGTAGATGGTTGGGGAATTAGATATGAAAAGGGTGACAGAACTAAGAAACACGCTCATTGGCCACATAGTTGGGCTTTCGTGTACTTTGTTGACTGTGGTGATGATTGTAGTCCTCTCGAAATATATAGTGAACCTGATCCAGCTATACAGCAAACATTAGACTTAGCTAGAGAGCATGATAAGTCTGGTCAAGCTATTCCAGCATCTATTTCATATCAAAGACATTCAATTACACCAGAGCCTGGTAAGTTATGCATCTTTCCAGGTTGGGTACCTCATGAAGTGAAAGAACAACAAAGCGATCGCGCAAGGTATGTTGTTGCTGGTAACATTGCTCAGATAGCAATTAAGCCTCAAGGCATCGAAGTGAACGTAGACGGTTATATAAGTGGGAAATCATAATGCAACAGACAGAGGTAGACGCGTCATTTCAGCCATTAGGCGCATTCAATATTCTCCTAGTGAATATGCCAGCAGAATTGGTGAATCAGTTCAACGATTACATAGACGACAACTCAGAGGGGTTGAGTTCCCTGTCAGAGAGACTAGTGGGGCAAATACGTCAAAATCCTAAATCTTCACAGTTAGACATTCCAATTGATGATGGATTTGGTGCTATCATGAAGAATTTCCTCAATGGAATGGGTACTTCATACGTGAGACAGGGATATGATGGTGGAGCAATTGCAGAATGTTACGAGTTATGGTCAAATGATTCGTACGAAGGCGACTATCAACCGCTTCATATGCATGGATCACGCACTCCAGCAGGGCTTTCTGGCTTTGCTTACCTCGAAGTTCCACCTCAAATTGCTGCTGGACCGCCAGGTCACAGTGTAAATCACAAAAATGCAGCCGGTGAGAGCGATGGTTACACGCAGTTAGTGTGGGGAACCACCAATGCTCAGGACATAATGATGATGAAACCGCAGACTTCTACGTTCATCAAGCCTACAAAAGGGCTGTTAGTGATGTTTCCTAACTGGTTATACCACCAAGTCCACCCATTTTTCGGTGAAGGATGCCGAAGGACGTTTGCATTTAACTGCAAAGTCAATAATTCTCGAGAATTTTTAGAAAAATTTGGTGCTGTAGACATAATTTAGTGTTGACCCTGTTTCAATTATGATGTATACTAAGGTATAAACATTGAGAGAGGAAATACATGATGTTAGGTATGCACTTTATTGAGAAAGATGGCGATTTCATTTCTACTAATGCATTTGAGACAGTCTATATCCTAGAAGATTTGTTTGGAGATTACTCAGTTCAGTGCCCTTCGAAGGGTATTGATGAGATTGGTTTTGTAGGCTTTGAAAGTGCAAAGAGATTTGCTGAGCAGCATGTACCTCATAGCTGGAATCCTTCTGAATGGTTGCACAGCAACCGAGAGCTTTCTTAATGAAAGCTCTAGGCACTTCCATATCTACTTGGCATAAGTGGGATATGGATACTGATGACCAAGGAGCGCAAGCTCCTCATTGGTATGCTGACTGGGATACACAGTTTCCTGAAGTTATAGAGCGTATTGCACAGGATGGATCTAACTCTGTATTGATTCATGTTAACTATACGTTGGATAAAGAAGAGTCAACGCTCTCTGAAACTGAGATAACACCAGATCAAGAGAACATTGAAGATGGATTGCAGGCATCTATCAATGCTGGACTGCAACCTATCTTGTATCCTACGGTTACATTGCCTGATTGGGGTGGATCTCAGCTGTGGGACAATGCAGCTGGTGGCCGAGTTACCATAAAAGACCCAGATCAATGGTTCAATGACTACACTGACATCATTTTGAGTCATGCAGTGCTTGCTGATAAGTACGATTTACCGTATTTGAGCATTGGATGCGAGCTTGGAACGATCACAGAGAGTCATGCTGACCAGTGGAACGAGCTAATCAACAATGTCAAGACGATATATGATGGTCCTCTGATGTATTCTAGTCACGTAGATCCACGTTGGAACTCATTTGAGCCTAAGGACTTAGTCTTTTATGACAAAATTGACGTTATAGGTTTCAATTTATATCTTGAAACTAACTCTGCGGGTAATGATCTTACTCATATCGTTGAAGCAGCAGGTAAACCTGTGATGTTCACAGAATATGGGTTTGCTGGTCCAAACCAAGATATTGCATTCAACGAGTTTCTTGCTCAATGGAAGGATGAGGATCTTGAAGGGATGTTTGCCTGGGATCTGGCTCCAGCCTTTGATGAGAATGTTGGCAGTCTGCATTACAACATCTGGGAAACGCAAGCTATGGATATTGTAGCTGATGCATACCAAGAAATCAATGAGGATGAAGGTATGTCTCCTGTGTATAAGTTTGAAAACACTGTAACTGGGACAGATTTCTTCACTATCAGCGAGGTAGAAGCACAAATTGTGGCAGATATGGACCAATTTGAGTCACAAGGCATAGGATTCTATGCTCATGAGAGTGAAGGAACCGCAGTTTACCGCCATTTTGACCCAACTACAGGCATTCACAGCTATGAATCTGAGATAAAAAACGATTTTTATGAAGGAATTGCATATTATTCTGTTGACCTGTTTGCATAATTGTCGTATAATAGGGTTAATGATAGAGGAGATAGCAATGAGCAAGATGAAAAGCTGGATGATGGATATGGAAGAAGCTGTTGTAGATTGTATCGAGAATGGCGCGTCTTCAATGAGTGATGTTTTAGCTGGAGTGCGAACTGCTGTACCAACCTGTGATGACAAATTTGTAATGGAATATGTTAACACTATCATGGGCCCCGATGAAGCTGACTAGCTAGATTCGCAGCCCCAGTCGAGCGAGCAGCATGACGATGCAAAACGCGGTTAAGCCAGTAACGACTATAAACTCAAGTTCTGGTGGGAACGGAGATGCCCTCACAAGAAAGACCTCCACCACTTTAATTATTTTTGTATTTTTTCCGTTTTTGATGTTGACCGTAACGCAAATATGTAGGATACTATAATAATGATGAGAGAGAACACACATATGGAACATTTCGAGGACTTGTTATTCGAGTCCTGGGGATTTGAGCTGCTTGAGAAATTCAAGTCTAATGAGGTTGAGTATACCCGTAAGTGGGATGGTGCTCCTAGTATCTTCTTCGGTAAGGACGAAGATGGATATTGGATTGCTCGGAAGGGTATCTTCAACAAGAACCCTCTGAAGTACTATCAGAGATCAGACTTTGATGCTGATCCTAAGTTTCCTGAAGAACTAAAAGATCCAATGTGGAACACTCTTGTGTATCTACAGAATGCATATATTGGACCATCCAACATTATGGTTCAAGGTGATCTGATGTTCTATGGTGGCAATGATACATGGGCTGCATCTGAAACGATCGGTGGACCAATCAGAGTGTTCCATCCTAATACTATCCGATATGAAACTACTGTTGTTCCTAGAGCTGCTATCGTTGGCATTGTATGGCATACTGCATACATTGATGATGAAGTGACATACGGTGCTATGGTCAAAGAGATGTTCAGGATTACTGATGAGCTTTGGATGATCAATGCTCATGATGAAGTATCTGAACCTAAGGATATTGATCTTGCACTTCGTATTGTCAAGTCTGTTGTCGGTCGTTATTCTGATCTGTCTGATGAAACAAAATCTCTATATAAGATGTGGAGGAATGCTCAGATCAAAGGTACGATTACAAAAGATGATAACATAACAGACTTTATGTTTGATCGTATGTTGAAAGAAGTAAATTCTGTTAAGGATGCAGATAAGAAAGCTGAGAAGATTGAGAAGTATCGTTCGATTACAAACGAGCTAACTAATGTTATAACTCGTCTCAACAATGACTATGAGTTGATGATTGATGCGAAAGAAATGTTGTTAATGGAACTGAACAGACAGCCTACGTCTTTCAAGACGACAGTTGTATGTGCTGGTGGTATTTACAGACCAGTTGACCATGAGGGCTATGCAATGTATACTGATGGATATGCTGCAAAGCTAGTGAACCGAGAAGAGTTTTCTAAGAATAACTTCTCCGATGACATCTTGAAAGGATGGCAAAAATGAAAGCAATGTTGATAGTCGCGTTAATGGGAATGGCACAGCCACATCAGGTCGTGTATGACTCAATGGAGCAATGTATCGCTTCTAAAGCAGTTGTTGAAAAACAACAAATGGTGGAAGGTGCAGCTTGTGTACCACATCAGGATATAGCAAAACAACTAGAAGATCCAATGAAGATAATTCTAGGATTCATGAAACATGTCAAGCAACGACATAAGTGTGAAGATATGCAACAAATGATTCTGTTGGAAGAATGCTTAAAGAAGCCAATTAAGTTACCACAAGCCAAAGAGGATCCATTGGAATTACCTTGGCCCGAAGGCAAAAAGGTTCCTTGTCGTTGTGATATTCTAGCAATGCCATATGACTTATGCTTGAAAGGTATTGGTAGAGAAGAGTGCTTTAAAAAAGAAGGACAAAAGCAATCATCTGAGGCACCTAAGGTTACACTTCCAGAAGTTGTAGATCCTAAGAACTTTCAATTCAAACGTGTAACAGAGGCACCTAAGACGGTTCCATTTGTAGATCCAGATAAGAAGGTTGAATTGAAGCCTGAAACAAATAGGTTTGAAAAGAAATGGAACTTAACTGAATCACCTAAACAAGCTGCTCGAGCATATCCTCAGCCGCAGTCTAGGTGGAGTGATTATTCCGAAACGAAAAAGTGGAAATGGTAGAATACCGACCGCTAAATGAAGACCTAATAACCTCCGAGGTCTGCACCCAATGTGGAAGATGTTGTAAGACTACATGGCTGCAGCCTCGGTGGAATAATGCTCAACGTAATGGTCATCGTGTTGATAAGATACCATACTTGAAAGAAATGTTTAGCCAGAGTACAACTACATTTGTTGAAGAGAGAGGTGACCAAGCTGCTGTTGTGACTTGGTGTCCTAATTTGAAGCAGTCTGGTTTTTGCCCATCGAAAGATTGGGATGGACACAACACATATAAGTGTGGTATATACAAAAATAGACCTGATGTGTGTAGTGCATATAATTGTTTTACAGCAGCTAATGGTCAAAAGAGAAACCCAGAATATTTTGATTTCATAAAAGGATTGATTGAGAGGGTACATGGTACAGATCCATATCAAAGGCGGACGGAAAAGCCAAAGAAAGAAGATAAGTGATGCTATCATATTTGCTGCTTACGAGTTATGTCATTGGCGTATGGCTGATAACCTAGAGATCAATGTTGAACTAAAAAAGATTCATGGTACACCAGTAGGATTCTGTATGTGGGCAGATGACAATATCAGACCAAGAGAGTTTGATATTGAGTTAGACAAAACACAAAATGATGAAGAGCTTCTTGTTACTGTAATGCATGAGATGGTACATGCAAGTCAGTATGCAAAAGGTCATCTACGTGAAAGGTTCATGCCTAGTCACAGAGTTGTTTGGATGGATGGCAATAAGGTTTACGACAATACTAAATACAAGGACTTGCCTTGGGAGCAGGAGGCTTACCAATTGCAAGAAGTATTGTATGAAAATTTTATTGAGAGGAGATGCTAATTGAACGTACCATCTGCTGCCCCTGAAGGAGCATCCAAACGAAGTGCCAAGGATGTAATGAAGAAGGCATCCACAAAGAATTTATTTAGACATTTTACAAACAAAACTCCAATACTAGAAGAAGCTAGAGAGTATCTAGATTCAATTACTGGACCAGAAGGTGATTGGTTTGAGACTGAGCACTGGGATCCAACAAACAAATATGCATTCCATCACGCATACTTTCCTAAAGAGATCATGTTCAAATGTCCTCTCTGCACATTCATATATGAAAGGTTTGGTAACATCCAACCTTGGATCTTAGGTGTTGGTCCTGGTGTTCAATTTGAACAGCATGTAGATCAATCTAAGGGTGCATCTATGAACATTGCTATCAGACCTCGTGGTCAAGTTATTACAACATTCAGACACTCTAATTATCATCGTAGATTCCAACAACAGATAGGTGGTATGGAATATTGTGATGAAGGTGGAGTTGTTCTACTCAACAATATGAAACCTCATAGTGTAATTAACTGGAGCAGTGAACCATCATTTACATTTACAATACCATGCGTATTGAAAAGACCAGACTTTGATGATCTGTTTGAGGATGGAGTATATGAGTATCTTGCCAATGTACAAGATGATGGTACATACAGACCTGGCCAAGATCTCAAGATGCCTTCAAATGATTCGTTGACTCCACAACATTTAGAGATTATAATATTTAACAAAGTCTTGAAAATCTTAGTAGAGGAAGGTGGGTTTGAAATAGATGAACATTTTCGTGGTGGACAAAAATCCAAGAATAGCAGCTAGGTCATTATGTGATCAGCATGTTGTCAAAATGCTTATTGAAAATTGTCAAATGTTGTCAGCAGTATTGGATGTTACTTATTCTGATAAGTATCGTGGTGGTGATGGGGATCCTCACGTCACTCTCGGGTTGGCTAATTATCCAAAGTCTGTTAGGAAGCACCCTTGCACTTTGTGGCTGATGGAATCTATCAACAATGTTAAGTGGTTGATAGCACATCATAGAGAAATGCTTATGGAGTATACAAGGCGATACAAAAAGAATCATAAGTATGAAGGTACTCCAATGATCTACGAAGCTCAATTGAAGTATACTGATTTACCTGCTGTGAAAGGTACGCCATTTGTTAATGCTAACACTAACTTCAAACATATTGAAGATACTGTAGAGGCATATAGAACTTGTTACAATATTGAAAAGTCTAGGTTTGCAAGGTACAAATATTGTGAGCCACCTAAGTGGTACCAGCCAGCTTAGCGGAGAAAAGATTGAAGAAAATAGACGAAGATGAAGAGGCATGGGTTGCCTTCCCACACCATAGATGGGTATTTAATAAATTAGATGTAGCATTGAAGTTGGGTTATGCAGCTGGTCCTGCCTGCGTTCCTGTTCAACATGATGGGATGTATATTGTAAGACCGATATACAACTTATATGGTATGAGTGTTGGAGCTAAGAAGCAATGGCTTCGAATACAAGATGCTGATGATATAAGAATACATAAGTTCATACCAGCAGGACATTTCTGGTGTGAGTATTTTGAAGGTACTCATTACTCTATTGACTATCGTTGGGTTGAAGATGGCAAAGGTGGTATACATAGTCACTGGGAACCATTCTGTACAACAATAGGAAAGAACCATCCAGACCAGATGTGGAAGTTTACACATTGGCAAACTATAGAGAGCTTTCCTCATATTTTACCTAGCTGGTTAGATGAGTTTAGCGACTGTGGTGTTATAAATATTGAATGGAAGAGAGATGGATCACCAGACAACCATGGTGGCTCTGCTCTAGATAATAAGATACTTGAGATTCATCTACGAACTGGTAATGATGTTGTACACGAAGGTCCTGTTGGAACTGAAATGATACCTGTCTGGCAAACTGATGGTATACGTCTTATAAAGAAGTATGAAGCACAAGGATGGGTCTACCATAACAACTATATCAATGGAGAGATATATCACGCAGATGGCCAGATCTCAGACCCAAGAGTTGGTTACTTAACGAGATGCAAATTGTAATCTTTACAGAGGTTAGTTACCCAGGTTTTGGTAGATATGCAGGAACATACAGAGTAGCCACAGAACTTAGAGACTCAGGATACACAGTCCAAGTCATTGAGTTCTTTACTCGTATGGATAAAGAACAACTACTCAAAGTCATTGATAAGTTTATTACAAAGGAAACCAAGCTAGTTGGTTTTTCTTGTACATTCTTTTTGCCTAAAGCTATGGGCTGGGGTGGTAGATCAAAGATTAGAAAACTTATCAGAACAAAAGATGTAGAGGACGCATTAGACGAATCTACTCCAGAACCAGGTAGTAGAATATTGACTGATCGTCATGTTGGTACTGAAGCCAGAGAAACAAGTACCGCAGTTGGTATATCTAATCTGTTGTTTGGTAGAGATGATATGTTTGAGATATTTGATCGTATCAAACAAAGAGGCAATCCTAGTATGATGGTTGGAGGTGCCAGAGCTTATCTTGCTGAAGATCCTCCATTCAACTCTGAGATAGACTATGTCATAAGAGGCCAAGCTGATGTATCAGTTGTTGCATTAGCAGATCATATATTCTACGGTGCTGATCTCAAGGTAGGATATCAAAAAGGTAAATGTAAGATCATTGAAGAAAAAGATTATCCAGTAGAAGATTTTACTATATCAAGAATAAGATACAGCGATAGTGATATCATTATGCCAAAAGAAGTGTTGCCTTTAGAACTTGCTAGAGGTTGTATATTCAAATGTGCATTCTGCTCATACAATCTTATTGGTAAGAAAGTTTGGGAGTTCAATAGAAACCCAGACTTGGTTGCAAGAGATCTACAAGAGATGTATGATAAGTATGGATCTACAGGCTTCATGGTGTGTGACGACACGTATAACGACTCTATAGACAAGGTAGAGAGGTTCCATAAGGCATTCACTAGCCTGAACTTCCAACCCACCTTCTCAACGTATGCCCGGGCGGATATGATGGTGTCTAAGCCAGAGACAATGCCTTTATTATATGAGAGTGGTATGCGTAGTGTGTTCTTTGGTATTGAGACATTGAACCACCAAGCTGGTAAAGCTATTGGTAAAGGTATGGATCCTGAAAAGATAAAGGATGGGTTATATAAAGCTAAAGCTACTCCTGGTTGGAATGAAATAGTAACAACATCTGGATTCATTATTGGATTGCCTTATGAGACAGAAGAGTCTGTACATGAAACATACCAATGGTTATTGAGAGATGATTGTCCACTAGATTCATTTAGTCCTACAGCTCTGACAATCAGTCCAACTTCTTCCATGGGATTGAATATGGCTAAATATGGATATCAATGGGATGAAGAAGGTAGCTGGTATAGTGATTGGATGACAGAGCAACAAGCAAAAGATCTGGCATTATATTATTCAAAACAATTAGTAAAGAAGAAAAGAGCTAGGTTCCAGTTTACATTCTTTGGTAGGATGCAAAATATTGGATGGACATTACAAGACTTTGATAATGAAAGATTCACTAATGATGAAAGTGATAGACGTAAAGATGTTGTTCAATATAACTACTTAGAACGATTAATGAACTTGTGAGGTTACATGAAAGTAGATCAGTGGGAAGTGTGTATGAATGCAGCTCAAGAAATTGTACTTAGCAGCTCAAATGGTATACTACAAGATCAAGTAGATCAATGGCACGATAAGGGATACTTTGTAGTTAAGAGTGTCAATCTACCAGGAGAGGTTGACTCATTGAGATATGCCTCAAGACAAGCTGAGGATATTGACGACGATAGATTCTTTGGTGAATATGATGGACGTGCAAGGACAGTATGGTCACCTCATTGGGAAGACTGGGGTAAGTGGTTAGAAAGCTATGCAAGGAATAATCCAGTACTTCCTGTAGTTAAGTATTTGATGGGTGGCCAAGTTTACATAAACCAATTGCACTTCAACTACAAGTTAGCTAATGGCGGTGGAGCATTTGGATGGCATTCTGATTATACTGTATTCAAGTATCATGATAAGTGGCAGAACATGAATGGATTGAGTGTGTTCTACTTACTAGATGATATGAATGAGACTAACGGACAGTTTCATTTTGCACCAGGTAGTCACAAAGTTGATCTTCAGTTGCAGGAGGGATTTGATTTACCAGATAGCTTTACTCATGCAGAATATGGTGACAATCCTAGCCATGATAGAGGAAGCTCGTCTTCCGATACATTCACTGCACCCAGTTATGTTGGAGGACCTGCAGATGGTCCTACATACCCAATTGAAAGAATAGAAGCCAAAGCTGGCGATGCTTTAGTCTTTCATTCCAATGTGTGGCATATGAGTCCTAAGAATCTTTCGACGAAGGATCGACGTACTTTCTGCGTATGTTATAACCACATAGATAATAAAACACAATGGCCTATCACAAATGACCGTAAGAAATGGATGACTCTTAAAGACTTCACTCCTATTTGATATAAATACATATACGTTCACCCATATAGGGCGGAAGTAGCGAAAGCGAAGGAACGCATCTTACTTTTAACAAAGGAGGGTGCTGTGAGATATGCAATCAACCAATATCTAAAAAAAGAACGTACAAAAAAAAGCCACATAGCTTTATTGAAAACTCGAGGTAATATATTATGTCATCAGAACAGCAAGGTGGGATCAAACCTGAAATATTTCCTGACCACGTTGAGCTTGAATTTACCTTTACTGAAAACGAGCTATCGTTCAGGGATGCTTTTCTCGAGACGTTAATTGACATTGCTGGCAAGACCACAAAAGAGTTAGTAATTTGCTTTAGTGGTGGAGCAGACTCACAATTAGTAAAGTGGGGTTTCGATTATCTCGAAATCCCACACAGAGTCATGCATCAAAGATATCTACTAGATGGTGCTTATCTAAACTGGGAAGAAGCTGGTATAGTTCCACCAGAGACAGAGTTTGTAGATATAGATGTAAAGAAGTATCAAAAATCAAAATACTTTCAAGATAGATTTGTAAAAGAGTTTCCAACTAGTGTGCACTCATCTATTCAGTGTGATCTAGACAATAAGTTTGATCCTAATGAAGTATTCTTAGTTAGTTGTTCATCACCATACAACATATACAAATTTGGTTGGAGAGAAGACAAGAGATGGTCTTTTGCTCCATCTAATCTATGGAAGACAATTGGATTCAGAGAGTATGATTACACTGGTGTATTCTATGATAATCCATCAGTGTGTTATGCATTGTTTGACGATCTATACAAACAACAAGTAAGAGAGTTGGAAACAGGTAAGTGGGAATATTGGTATAAGCATACCTTCTTTGAACACCACTTTCCGGAAGTAGCTGACAAGATCAAGCAGAAACTTAACAACGACAGATTTCCATATTTTTCAGATCTAGTATATGATAGAACAAGAGGTATATATCAATATGATATAAATGATAAGAGGCACCTATATGATTGTTATCCTCAAAGGTCATTCATTGGTGTTGAGATGGAAGAGTTTTTTGAACGTATTGAAAAGGGAACTACAGTTATGAAGTTCAGTAGAGAATGGTGTAGGCTGGGAGATGAAATAGTTGTTGACACTCCAATCATCGAATGATAATACTATTCAAATACCCTATAGGAAAAAACAGAGGGTTGGAATACTCTTATCAGGGGGTATGGACTCGGGGCTTTTACTTAACTTGCTTGATATTGCTTGCGACGATTGCACTTTTGTAATCTTTACAATGGACAAGCCTGATGGCAGTCTAAAGTACTCTGCAGATATCATACAAAAGAGCAACTTGAGAAACAAATGGGAACAACACATAGTCAAAGGCGGGAAGGAAAATGAAATTGCTTCACTGGGTATTACAGGTAAAACTGCTTTTAGACACATACTTGATGACTACATCGACGGCTTGGATGTATTGTACAGCGGCAATACTTCTAATCCTCCTCAGCCTCTTATGTCAACTACAGCAGCCCCAGATAGGTCAGTAGCTAACAAAGCAGTAGAAAAGTATGACAAGTTTGAGATACCATTTATTGAATTGAACAAAGCTGAAACCATTGATATGGTAAGGAGACTTGACATTGAGTGGTTATTTGAAGCCTCTCATACGTGTACAGAGTTTGATGAAGGTAGATGTTACCTACAAACAGAAACAATACATTGCTGGCAGTGTATGGAAAGACAATGGGGCTTCACAGAGAACAATATGGTAGATCCCAGTACAAATTAGTTGACTAAATAACACGTTAGTAGTATTATACAATTATAATTGCTTGATAAGGAGTATATGATGGCAAAAGACGATACAGATATGAGTCATATCGATCAGAAGCTATTTAAGATGGCTGCAATGATTGATACAACAATCAGATATAACTGCGATGGTATTGATCTCGATGAGTTTGAGCAAAACTATCTAAATGTTTGGTTGAAGAAAGAACGAGATCCTTTGATTGTCGTTATTCTAGCAACACTTACTGGTGCTAGAGATCCTAATGCAGACGTTGATGGCGAAGGCGAGGTACAAGAAGCAGATGCAGCATGAGAGTCCTAGGCTTCAGTGAAGGATTTCACGATGCCGCTGTAACTGTTTTAGATGGAAGCGAGATACTTTTTGCTGGTCACAGTGAAAGGTTCTCCAAAGTGAAGAATGACAAATACGTTTGTCAGGAGTTGAAAGATTATGTCGAAAAGTACAATGCTGATACAATTGCTTTCTACGAACGGCCATTTATCAAACGGACCCGTCAAGCGTATGCGGGGCAATGGAAGTCAGCTTTTAAAGCACGTCATCTTAACTATAAGTACGATCATTGCTTTAATCATCATTTGTCTCATGCTGCTGCCGCATTCCAATGTTCTGGATTCAGTAATGCAAATGCGCTTGTAGTAGATGCTATAGGTGAGTGGGATACTGTTAGTGTATGGTATTGTGAATACATCAATGAGAAAGCCGTATACAAAAAGATAAAATCTATGAGGTATCCCACTTCTATAGGTTTGTTTTATTCTGCTGTGACCGCTAGAGTAGGTCTCAAGCCTATGGAGGATGAATACATTACCATGGGCATGGCAGCATATGGTAACTTTAATAAAGTACTGTATGAAGAACTCAGACAGCTAATGTTGAAGAAGAATCTTCACAGAGGAATGAATGGTCTTCTATCACAATATGATGATGTTGATATAGCATTCAATGCACAAAAGCTGGTAGAGAATATACTAAAAACATTTGTAAACAAATTAGATCCTAACCTTCCTATGGTATATGGTGGAGGTGTTGCTCTTAATAGTGTTGCAAATGGATTGGTATTGAGAAACAAGCAACACTATGTGTTTCCTAATCCTGGTGATGCTGGTTCTTCATTAGGTGCAGCTGCATTGGTTCATAGAAAGAAGATAAATTATCCTCATTCATTTCTTGGTTATGAATTAAAAATGTTGAAGCTCGATCAAATACAACATGTTGTTGATGTGTTAGAGAAAGGTGAGCCAGTTGGTATTGCAGCAGGCAAAGCAGAATTTGGACCTAGAGCTCTAGGTAATAGAAGTTTGTTATGTGATCCAAGAACAGCAGAGAATAAAGATAGAGTTAATGATATTAAGAAACGTCAAAAGTTTAGGCCGTTTGCTCCATCTATATTATCTGAACATGCATCACAATATTTTAAAACATTCAGACAACATGATTACAGCTATATGCAGAATGTTATAAAAGCAAGAGACTCATCATTTCTAGCTACTATGCATAAGGATGGTTCTGCTAGAGTACATACTGTAGACAGATCTACTTGGTCTCATTCACCATTGAGACATATACTTGAATTATGGTATGAAAGAACTGGGTGTCCTACATTATTGAACACAAGTTTAAACATCAAGGGTCAACCTATGGTCAATGATAGTGCTGATGCAAAAGCATTTGCAGACGAATATGGAGTAGAAGTAGTTTGCAATGGATGAACGTATTGGACTTATCAGAGATAAGTTAGCTGATCAAGTTAGTCCAACATTTTGTTTGGCTAAGTTTCATCACGTAACAATATATCTACAAACTGGTGAGACTCACAGTTGTTATCATCCACCACCACATCACATCCCGCTTAAAGAACTTGAGCGGGATGCTTCAGCTCTGCATAATACTGAACAAAAGAAACAAGAACGTAAATTGATGCTCGAAGGTAAGAAACCTAAGGGCTGTCAGTATTGTTGGAATGTTGAAGCTCTAGGTAAAGAGTATGTCAGTGATAGACATGAACGTAATGCATCTATCCATAGAGATGAGAGAGTAGATGAAATAGTCAAACATGGCTACGATCATCATATAAATCCAGAGTACATTGAGATAAGTTTTGGTAATGAATGTCAGTTCAAATGTGGATACTGTCATCCAAAAGCAAGTAGTAGTTACTGGAAAGAGATAGAGAAGTTTGGTCCGTATGATATGGTTGAAAACCATAGACTGGATATAGATTGGATCAAACTATTCAAACGAGAAGAAGAGAACCCATATGTTGATGCATGGTGGGAGTGGTGGCCTGAGGTAAGAAAGACTCTTAGTATATTGAGGATAACTGGTGGCGAGCCATTACTTCAACAAAGTACTTGGAAGTTATTTGAAAACATTTCTAAATATCCACTACCAGATCTTGAGATCAATACAAATAGTAATCTTGGTATGACTAATAGAATAGTCAAGAGATTATCCAAGTTTGTAAGAGAGTTTGAAGATGAGAATAAGATTAAAAGATTCAAACTATTCACTTCATTAGATACGTGGGGCTCAAGAGCTGAGTATATAAGAACTGGTCTTGATCTAAAAGTATGGGAAGAAAATTTTCATACATATCTAACGGAGACCAATGCCAACATTACATTTATGATGACGTTTAACATATTGACCGTCACCACATTCAAGAGTTTGTTAAAGAAAATATTAGAGTGGAGAGAACAGTACCCTGATGTGACAAATGGGGCAGGACAACTACACCGTGTTCGTTTTGATACGCCATATCTCAAAGAACCGTTACAGTATGATATGAACCTGTTACCCAAGAATCAGTTTATGCATTATATGAATGACTCTTTACAATTTATGAAAGATAATGTTAAAGAAGGCGATCCAAAAAAGTTTAGTGATCTTGAGTACTGGAAGTTTAAGAGAGTTGTTGATTACATGCAACTAACAAACTATTCCAACGAAAGAGTATTAGAAGGTCGTATTGATTTTTACAATTGGTTTAATGAACTTGACAGAAGACGGAATACAAATTTTTACAACACGTTCCCTGAAATGAAGGAGTTCATGGATCAATGTCAGTCGTTATCAGAAGCCCAGAGCAAAAACAAGAACTCTTAAACGAACGTAAGAGCTTTTGCATATTGCCATGGGTTCACTTATATGCAGAACCAGATGGAACAGTGTTTCCATGTTGTACAGCAACACCATTATGGGATGGTGAAATGGGCGAGCCTGGGACTAGGACTGATCCTTACTTTGCACAATCTAATATAAAAGACAAGTCTATACTAGAGGCTTTGAACACTCCAAACTTCAACAAACTTAGACTAGAAATGTTGAATGGAGAAGAGTTACCAAGTACTTGTACAAGATGTAAGAGGTTTGAAGATGTTGGTAATGATAGTTACAGACATTATGGTAGACGGCACTTTGGTCAGTTTATAGATGCTATTGACAATACAAATGAAGATGGAAGTTTAAAAAAGCTCGATCTAAAGTTCTTGAATGTTAGATTTAGCAATCATTGTAACATGGCATGTCTTACTTGTAATGCTCAATGGAGCACTTCTTGGTATGATAAGTCTCCTTGGTTATGGAAAGATAAAACAAGAACAAAACTTTTGGATCTTAACGATAACTCTAAGTATCCAATCTGGGATGAGATAGAACCTTATTTGCACACTGTAGAAAAGATATACTTCACTGGTGGTGAACCATTAATGATGCCAGTGCATTGGAAGATACTCAAGTACTTGGTTGATAATAATCTTGAAGAGAAAGTAGAGTTACAATACAATACTAATTTAAGTAAATTGAAATTTGGTAAACAACATGCAATGGATTACTGGCCAAAGTTCAAAGAGATTGATCTTGGACTTAGTATAGATGGAGTTGAAAAAGATATAGAGATAATAAGATGGAATACAAAGTGGAATGATGTTATGGCTAACATTAGAGAGATAAAAAAGCATGAAAATATACGTTATTCAATAGATACAGTTGTCAGTATCTTCAACATATACCACTTACCAAAAATGGTAAGATACTTTGATAATGAAGACTTATTGAAGTACAATACCAATACAGTTGCTAACATTGCTCATGAACCTGAGCCTTTGAGTCTAACATCTATACCTGCAGATATGAAACCAACTATAGAAACATTCTTGAAAACAGAATGGGAAAAGTTGCCTATGAAAATCAAAGCCAGATATATCAATGCAAACTGGCAGACGTGTATAGATTATATGTATGCTCGTGATACATATAACCCTGGAAGACTATCTGAGCATCTTAATAGTACTCTAAAGTTTGCAAAAGATGCTATACTAGACCATATACCATTGTTGAAAATGATATACGAACGTGATGCTCCATTTGATAGATGGAACAAGGATATAGGAGAATCTGGTGGCTATAAAGAACCCATCTGATAACGAAAACTTTTGCATACTTCCATGGATGCATCTGTACGCAGAACCAAACGGTGATGTGTTTCCATGCTGTACGGCTGTACCATATCCAGGAATAGAAGAACTAAAAGGTAGTCTTAAAGATAACACATTAGCAGAGATATATCATTCTGATAAGTGGAATAAGCTCAGAAAAGATATGATGGAAGGCAAGAGAAATGATGCTTGTACCAGATGTTGGCAGTTTGATGATGCAGGAGGATCTTCATACAGAAAACATAACAATAATCTATTTAAGAAGCATTACAATCTTGTAGATCTGACAGATGAAGATGGTAGCATAGAAGAGTTTCATTTTAAGTCTATAAACATAAGGTTTAGTATAGAATGTAACTTTGCATGTCTTACTTGTGGTCCTTCTTGGAGCACAGGTTGGAACAAATATATTATTGGACCAAAAGGTCCAAACCTCAAAATAGAAGACAACTCAAAAGAGTCTGTATGGGAACAGATCAAAGAACACTTACCAACTGTTGATGAGATATACTTTACTGGTGGTGAGCCATTAATGATGCCTGAACATTATAAGATTCTTGACTATCTAATACAACACGGTCTAACAGATATGACTCTTAGATACAACACCAATATGAGCAATCTAAACTTCTACAAATACAACGTAGTTGATAAGTGGAAGATGTTTAAGAAGGTTGAAGTAGGAGCAAGTATTGATGCATATGGTGAAAGAGCAGAGCTGATAAGACTTGGTACTAAGTGGCAACAAGTTGAGGATAATTTATTATCTCTCAAAGGTATTGATAACATTAACTTAGGTATTGATAGTGTTATAAGTATACTGAATGTTGATCATATTCCTAAGTTTCATATCTATCTTGAACACAGAGGAATTGTTGACGAAACAAGTATAATGTCGTACAATATAGCATTCAGCCCACCAGAATTCAATATACAAGCTATGCCAAGAAGTATAAAAGGGGAGATTGAACAATACCTAGACATACACCTAGAGAACTACTCTGGACGGATGACCCATCCCAGATGGGGATTCCCTCAAATCATATCTTTTATGAAGGAGAAGGATACGTGGGATCGATCCAAGTTAGTTCACAATCTTCATTCAAGATTCAGACATGTATACAAGGAGATGACGGAGAACATTCCTATTATCAAACAGTGTCTACGACATGACTAAAGAGGCTTATCTAAACAACAAAACATTTTGTATGTTGCCATGGACTCATTTGCATATGTGGCCCAATGGTGAAACCTATCCTTGTTGTTTAGCAGATTCAAGAATGCCAATTGGAAGCTCTCATGATAATACCATACAAGAGTTGTGGAACAATGATAAGATGAGAGCTATTAGAAATAACATGCTTGAAGGAAGAGAGAGTCTTGAATGTAGAAGATGTTATGAGCAAGAAAAATCAGGTATACAAACACTAAGAATGTCCAGCAATAAAGAGTTTGCTGATCACTGGTGGAAGGTAGAAGAAACAGAACAAGATGGAAGTGCAGGTATGGTGAATATGGCATACCTTGATATCCGTTTCTCAAACCTATGTAATCTAAGATGTCGTACTTGTGGACCTAACTTTAGTACAAGCTGGTATGATGATCATGTTAAGATGCATGGTGATCCAGGTATACCTCAACTACTCAAAGTTGGCAAAGATATGGATACATTCTTCAAGGAACTTGAACCTATGTTACTTGATGTCGAGAAAGTATACTTTGCAGGCGGTGAAGCAATCATAACAGAAGAACATTATAGAGTATTAGACTATTGGTTGCATCACAAAATGACTGATGTTAAGTTAAGCTATACTACTAACTTTACTAACATGAGATTCAAGAAGAAGACTATCTTTGAATATTGGAATTCATTTGATACTGTAGAAGTGGCTGCTAGTTTAGATGGTAATCATGAACGAGGTGAGTATCTTAGAAAGAATCTAAAGTGGGATAGAGTTGTACAAAATAGAAAAGACATGATGGAACAATGTCCTAATGTTAGCTTTTGGATAACACCTACAGTTAGTATATTCAATGTATTCAATGTAGCTGAGTTTCATAAAGAGTGGGTTGATCTAGGATTGTTAGAACCAGAGAACTTTAGAATCAATCCGTTGTTAGATCCTGAGTTTTATAGAACACAATGCCTACCAAGAAAATGTAAAAGGATGGTAGAAGAAAAGTATCTTGAATGGATCAAAGAGCTTAAACAATATGGTAGCAGAGTCGATAAAGTTATTAGTGACTATGAAAGTCTGATTCATTTTATGTGGGAAGAAGATAAGACTCATCATTTGACAGTATTCTTTGATAAGGTAATCCAGTTGGATAAACTGAGAGGTGAATCCTTTTTTGATACGTATACTGAGTTTGCCAAGTTGAAAGAATATTATTTTACAAATGATTTTTGGAAGAATCGTGGCTGAAACATTTTGCATATATCCATGGACAAATATTCATACAAATACTGATGGTAGATGTAAGCTATGTTGTAACATCTATACAGAAGATTATATAACAATTGATGATAAGTATGCTATTCTAGGTCATCAAGAGTTTGATGAAATATGGCATGGTAAGTATATGACAGATGTTAGAAAGGCAATGTTACGAGGTGAGCGTATTGATGCGTGCCACAGATGTTACGAGCATGAAGAAAAAGGATTAGAAAGTTCAAGGCAATGGGCAAATGCAAACTTCTTTACTGAGAGTTTAGATCCAGTATTTGATCCAAATTTACTTGAACTAAGACTTGGTAATGTATGTAACTTAAAGTGTAGTGGATGCTGGGCTGTAAGTTCTGATCAATTGTACAATGAAAGAAAAAGGATACTTGATAATGAGAAGGTTCCTCAATGGTTACAGAATGTATGGCGACATGAGTTGGACAGTGTTGATCAGTTTGATTATGATTGGTTCAATACACCAATGTTTGACAAATTCATTGATAGAGTGGCGCCTAATCTCAAAAGATTGTATCTTACGGGAGGAGAACCAACGCTCATCCAAAAAAACAGAGAGATCCTAGACAAGTTAGTAGAAGTTGGTAACAATGAGTGTTATGTATGTTGGACTACTAATCTTACTAATTTTCCAGATGAGTTTTATGACAAATTAGAATTCTTTGATGAGTCAGAGATCCAGATGAGTATTGATGGATATGAAATGACTAACTCATATGTAAGATATCCAACCAATTGGAAATCAGTAGAAAAGAACTTTGCAAAGGCTCAGCAGTTAACTGAGAAGTGTATACTAAAAGTATACTTTGTATATCAAGCATGGAATGTATATGATGTAACAAAAGTAATAAGATGGATAGAACGTAATCAAAAACGTAGAGTAGACTTTGTTCCTATCTTTCTTGAAAGCCCAGATTACATTCACAGCTGTGTGTGGCCAGAAGAAATGAGAATAGATGTAGTAAAGAAACTACAAGCATTTGATACACAATATGAAGGTGCAATACGCAACATAATAAACTATACAAAAAATACAGATAAGTATAAAGGCGAGCTTATCAATAAAATGAGAACGTATATACACTTCCTTGATAAGTATAGGAAGTATAAATTTGAAGATGTATTTCCAGATATGGTTAAAGTGATATCTCATGCCCACCCTGACTAAAATTGTACCAGCCAAAGAAAAATGGTTGAGTATTGTTTGGCAAGTAAATGACTTTTGTAACTTTCGTTGCACATATTGCAATGAAGGAAACTGGGGTGGTAGGTTTAAACATGAGGATGATATTGATAAGATCCTCACAACATTAGACTACATCATAGATCTGTATCAGGATCGTGGTTATCGCTACTTTAAACTGTTTCTAAGTGGTGGTGAGCCTACTCTATGGCCAGGACTCATACCAACCATAGAACTGTTTAGAGAGCGTGTAGAGTTCCCTGGAAGCTGTGTTGGTATCAACACAAACCTATCAAGAGGTCTGAAATGGTGGCAAGAAAACTACACTTTGTTTGATGACATAGTAGCAAGCTATCATGCAGAATTTACAAAAGATGACAGATACTTTGAGAACTATAATTGGTTATGTACAAGAATAGCATATATGTGTGCCAGAGTAATGATGCATAAAGATAAGTGGGACCAATGTATTGCTATGACAGAGAGACTCAAAGAGTGTACAAACCACATTATTGACTATGTGCCAGTGTTAGATTCTCTTAGACCAGACACAGAAGAATATCATTATGATGAGGACTATCAGATTGAGTTTTTCAAATCTAATCCAGATGTAAAGACAACCAATTTTACTATATTCAAAGATCCAAATTATGCTTATGCAAATATGGTTGTTGATGGTGAAGAAATGCCAATAGAATCAAATATGATAATGCAAAATGGTTGGAACTTCTGGAAGGGTTGGGAATGTAACATACAAGACAGTCTCCACATATATCCAGATGGAAGAATAAGGCAAGCCAGTTGTGGTGTAGGACCAATAGTAGGTAATATAGCTGGCAAGTTTGACTCAAGTAATATCAAACCAATAATTTGTCCAAAGCATCATTGCCATTGTGCTGCTGATTTCAATATTGCAAAAGGTCCAATATAATGCATTGTTATTATGCTATGAACGGTTTGAGTATAAACTACGATGGTAGAGTAAGGCCGTGTTGTGTTGCAAAAAAATTAAAGACTATAACAGGAACTCCTGGTGTAGTCAACTCTCATGACTTAGAATGGATCAATACTTGGCCAATAAAAATGGACAATGGTAAGTATGGATTCCAACCACAGATACAAGCAGTGAATCATATTAAAGAACTTCTTAATGATCCTGTGCTGTGTCATCTAAGAGAGAAACTAAAGAAGAATAGAAGACCTGCAGAATGCGAGAGATGTTTCTATGTTGAGGATCAAGGTGGATTCTCATATAGAATGGATGCAAACGAAACACATAAACATCTTATCCATGAAGATTCTATCCAAGAAGAAGATGGGATACTAAGTGACATGGAGCACATTTCATACTTAGATATCACTCTTGGTAATGTGTGTAACTTACAATGTAAGACGTGTAATCCGTGGAGTAGTCATAACTGGTTAGAAGAAGCTCAAGCCATACCTCATCAAGAATACAAACCAGAATACATTCATTACTTGAAGAAAGGTAGAGAAGACCCTTGGTTTGTTAGAGCATTCAGAGAAAGATTTTTTGATCCCATACTTGGTCAATTAAGAACAATTAACTTCCTTGGTGGTGAGCCATTGGTTGTTAAAGAACACTATGAGTGGTTGAAGTATATCATTAACAAAGGATGGGCAAAGAATAAAACACTACAATACACATCTAATGGAACTACGATACCTAATGCATTGATTGATATTTGGTCACACTTTGAACATGTAAATCTTGGTATAAGTGTAGATGCAGTTGGTGACAAAGCATACTATATAAGGCATCCTAGTAAATGGTCAGTGATTGAGAAGAACTTCGACAAACTAAGACATAGGTGTAAAGAGGTTAAGCATATCAATGTGCAGCTGCATACAACAGTCAGTATGCTTAACATCTTAGACATCGGCGAAGTGTATGAGTTTTCGAGGAATCAATATAAGAAATTTCACTATATCAATAGAGAAACCAAGCATCCTCACGGTTATATTAACATACTTCCTCATATCAATATTGTTGACTTCCCTAGGTATTACCATATCCGCCATCTACCTACTGAGTTGAAACACCAAGCAGTTAAACATATAGAGTTGACTTATGATCGAGTAAAGGGTACAATAGAAAATGATTGGGAACAAGATAATCTCAACAACCTAAATAACTTAGCAAAAATTATTATGGAAGACCGTGACCCTCATATGTGGGACCAATTCTTAGATGTGCAAAGAGCATCAGATAAATTTAGAAAGTTAAAAGGAAGCGATTACATACCATGGATGAGACAGTATGTCTGAAGTAGAATATGATCACATATACGAAGCTAACAAATCTAGTTGGAACGGATATGATAGTTACAATGGTGTGCTTATATCTCTTGGTTGCAGTCACACAGCTGGTAGTGAGACACTAGGTGTTGGTGATAGTGATGAGCAAAGACAGTTATCTTACGGTGCTAAGATTGCAGAGAAATGGAACTACCAGCACTTAAACTATGCACAGTGTGGTGGTAGCAATCATAGAATATTTGATCAGTTCTGTACAATTATGAATGATATAGAAACTGGATATGGTTACTATGCTCCTATAAGAGAAGACTACAATTACTTCTTTCTGATAGGATGGACTAGTCTGAATAGACTTGATTTAAGATATAAACAAGAAGATGATAATGAGTGGAAACAAGCTGGTGATTATGGTCTAAGAGCAGACAATAAATACATTCCAGCAACTGTTGGTACTAATCCACTTATGCTTAAAGACAAAGAGATACGTAAGGCATTTGATATGGCATATGTTTGGGCAGATGATGTAATTGCTGCTAACAGACTTGCATCGTACATCTATGCTATACAAGGTATGATGATTACATCTCCATACAAATATTATATGTTCAATGCAATAGAAAACTTTTATGATACACATACATCAAACCCTCCTAAGCCACATCGAGACATTACGTTCCCTCCTTTTGTAGGCAATCAAAAGATTTACTATAACATTGATGAGAGATTTTATTACAAGCCCATGGACAAACATTTTAACTATTATAGATGGTGCACTGAGGTTAAAGGTCATTCACCAAAAAGCCAAACATATTGGCATCTTGGAGAACAAGCTCATATAGATTGGGCAGAACATATTTACCCGGAGATAATTAATGCTTATCCAGATTTGGCATAGTTTTATTGATTGGATAACATATCCATACATAAGATACAAAAGAAGAAAGAGACTTGCAGAGATCCGTAAACACGATCCATTTATCTATGAGGAATGAGTGATGGCACTATATACTATCTACACCAGAGATCTATGTGGCTTTTGTGATGCAGCAAAGGCACTTATGGATTCATTGAGTCTTCCATACGAAGAACTTAATCTTGAATCACATCCACACCACAGAGATGAGTTACTTTCAAAAGTACCTCCTGGAACTACTACTGTTCCACAAATATTTGTTGGTGACCTACACATTGGTGGCTTTGATGACTTCAAAGTATATGTAGAGGAATCAGTACAGAGCGGAAGATAATTTATTATGGTAAAATTGACAATAATGGACAGTGGTCCAGAAAAAAATGAGTTGAATAAAAATGCTTGGGGTGGTACTGAGCTTATGCAAAATAGATTGTATAAGGAGATGCCAAAAGATCTGATTGATCAATTCCAAATTATTTGTTCAAGACCTCGTAAGCTAAAAGAAGATAAGAAGAAGATACTTTGGTGTCATGATCTTGCACAAGATCCTGAAGTAGAACATTTGAAAGATGGTGGTCATGAGAAGTATGACAGACTTGTGTTTGTATCTCATTGGCAATTTCAAGACTATATGTATCATCTTGGTATACCTCATTCATCAGGTTATGTTCTTCAAAATGCTATTGATCCAATAGATGAACATGAAAAGCCAACAGATGAGATCAATCTCGTATACTTTTCAACACCACATAGAGGGTTGGATATATTGGTTCCAGTGTTTGAGGAGATGAGAAACAATCACTTTAAGAGTATAAAGAAACCAGTCAATCTACATGTATACTCTAGTTTCAAATTGTATGGATGGCCCGAGAGGGATAAAGAACACAAAGCTCTAATTGATAAGTGTAAGAATACAGAAGGTATTCATTATCATGGAGCTGTACCAAATGCAGAGATGAGAGAAAACCTAAAGAGAATGCATATCCTTGCATACCCATGTGTGTGGCCTGAGACAAGTTGTATAGTTCTTATGGAAGCTATGTCAGCAAAGTTATTATGTGTTCACAGTTCATTTGCTGGGTTACCAGAGACAGCTGCTAACTGGACTATGATGTATCCAGTACATGAAGTAGCTAATGATCATGCTCAGATCTTTGCACAGAACTTGTTCAATGCTGTATCATTAGTAGATGACAGTGCATTACAAGATAGGTTACATATGCAAAAACAATATACTGATGCATTTTACAATTGGGATGTGAGAGCTATGCAGTGGAAAATATTTTTGGAAGGCTTAGCAAATGGGGGTTGATATGTCACCAGAAGAATTCATGGAAAGAAAAAAAATAGAGTCCGGTGCCAATCTGGTATGGGATAGGATATCAGACCAAGGTAGATATAATGTATACAAAACTGTAACAGAACTTCAAGAGCTGCTTATAACTGTAGATGATGAGTTTGCTTTAACAAAGAAACAAAGAGAGTATGTGAGAAGAGTGAGGTTATCCTGTGACAAAGTATTCGGTTCCTACTAGTGAAAAACTAACACCAGACAATCAAGAAGAGTTCAGAGAGTTCCTAATTGAACAAAGAGAGTTAGGAATGGCCGATCGTAATGCTGATTGGTTTGATTATCTACTTGATAAAGACTTCTGGAAAACATATCCTATGTGGACATTCTCAAAGATAGATGGTGAGATATGGTGCTGTGCAGCTGTACAAAAGCATAACTTTCCTGTTGGTATCTATAGAGTTATGTCAAGACTTTATGTAGCACCTAAGTTCCGTAAGAGGACCAGTGAGCTACTTGGACCGGTTCAGAGAGGCGTATACAAGGCTGATTGGCCGGCTAAATCAGCTTATTTGTTTCCTACACAAAGAGCAATGGCATCATCTGGTAGAAACTCTATGATCATGACAATGGAACATGTCCAAAGAATAAGACCATTGAATGTTATATGTAAGTTTTTCAATAAGCAATACAATACGAGCTTCAATGTAGTCAAGGACAAAATGTTCAAGACATTCCCAGATGAAGACAATTGGAAAGCATGGCAAGTACTTGCATGGGAAGGGAATCACACCCCACCCATTGAGCATATTAGTGTAGATGAATGGAAAGAAAGATTTCCAGAAGCTACTCTTTCGATTTCCAAGTAATAGCTTTTACGTCTTTACCAAATACAATCACACAAGCATTGATACCTCCATTAGCTGGAGCAAGCTCAACAGCATGGACTACTTCTAATACTGGATTGTAGAATATCATTCCTATTGTATTGTGTATTGGATCATTGTACTTAAAGACAACTTGTTCGTTTTTATCATCAGTAAACTTTTTTAACATTGCATTTGTTTCCATACATGCTGCTGGTTTACTGCTCATGTATCCACGATCTTTAGAAAATGCCGCTGTACTAATAAACAATGAGATTAGCACACCAACTAATATTTTATACACTGTACTTCTCCTTATAAAGAGATCTATATTGTTGAAAGAGATTGATATAGTCATCTCTCTTTTCAATAAACAATTGAGGTTCATCTTGTTCTACAGCAATAACAGTTACTATTCTTGAGATAGGTATCTTAGTACGTTCTTCAAACATAACTGCATATGCTGCTTCTTGCATAAAGTAATTGTGAATCCAAGACCGCTGCTTTCTTTTGTTAGCTGTCTTGAAGTCAATGATGGCAGGCTTACCTTTGAATGTACCAATACAATCAACACGACCTGCAGTCTCAAGGTAGTCACTATACAATGGACATTCTATTGCATAGACATTTTCTAGGTAAGTATCTAATATAGGCTTGATCTGTTTGAACATAAACAGATTAACTGGTAATACATTCTCAAAGTCTAGTTCTTTGTTGTTAACATAGTCTTCAACCAACTTATGCACCTTAGTACCTCGTGATGAGGCCTTAGATGATATCTTATTGGCTTGTTCGTTACCAACTCTCTTACGCCACTTCTTGATACTATCAATAGTGGCTAGACTACACACAGTAGTTACAGAAGGATACTTATTGCCTTCTGGTGTAAGATAAAATCTTTTCTTATCTTCTGTTATAGTTTCAAGTTCATCAAATTCAACTAATGTGTGCTTAAACATACCCAAGGTTGCTCTTTTCAATAATATAGTCCCGGACTATACCGGATCTCACTATGTCATCTACTCCAAATTCAAAACTTGCAAATGACTCAATGTTATTTAGTATCTTTTGAAACTGCTTCAAACCATTTTTATCTTGTTCAAGAGTTAAGTCTGTTTGTCTGTAATCACCGCAGAATATTATCCTACAGTTCTCACCTACTCTGGTAATAAGACTGTCAAGTTCATGGAAGTTCATATTGTTCATTTCATCCACAACAATAACACAGTTGCGGAATGTTGTACCTCTTACAAAACTAGTAGTGATAAACTCTACCATGTTCTTGTTAGATAGTATATCATATGCATCACCACGTCCGTATAACTCACTGGCTATCTGTCTATATGGCTCTGAATAAACTGCAGATTTCTGCTGCCAATTGCCAGGCAAAAACCCCATGTCTCTTGTGGGGACTACTGATCTGACTATGAATACTTTCTGAGGTCCATCACCAACAGGATTGTTCTGTATCTCATTCAATGCAAGAAACATTGAAAGGAAGGTCTTTCCTGTGCCTGCCATACCATGCAACACTAGGTGCTTACCAGACTCATATGCATCCATAACTTGTTCTTGAGTATTAGTTAGATCAAATGCACCTTCAATATCAATAAGATTGAACTTACCTTGTCGCACTTCATTGTGTTCATCTAATAAGCCATCTTGACGCAGCATACGCTTCTGACGCTTGGTTAATCTACGAGCCATATCAGATATCAATCGTATTACCGGCGCCAGATCCTTTTTTAACAGTCTTCAGAAGGTCTTTCCATCCTGAGTCTGTCTTGAAGCCTCCAACACCACCAACAATGTTAGGAGCTGTTATTACTTTTCTTAGATGGGGATGTCGTACTAAGAGCTCTTGGAGCTCTTCCCACTTTACATTCACATCATATGTTTTGTTTGTCTTGGTGTCTTCAATTGTATAAATGGGCACTAGATTTCGTCTTCCATATCCATAATATATTGCACATCTTTTGTACGAAGAGCTGCATTCACTTTGTTTTTCTTTTTACGAGCATTGATAGCTTTTTTGAACTTCATAGACTTCTTCTCTTCTCCTTCATCATACTCATACATGAAAGGGGATGATTTGACGGGACTCATATTAGCCTCCTATTTTGTTTGGATCTGGGGGAAAGCCTTTTCTACCACACCAGTGGAAACACCTTTGATTGCTCCACTTTTCATTTCTAAAACTAACTTAGCATCCTTGGGGGCTACAGTTTCAAGGAGCTGTATAAACACTACCTCTCTTTTTGCTGGTTTGATATTTTCTAGTACATTACCATCAACTGAAATGAAGTACTTCATCATTCTCATCTTGCCTATCAAGGCACCTTCGAGATCTGTTCCTTCACCATCTTCATTCACACCTTCAGCTGGTTTATATGGAGGCTCACCTTCTGGGAGCAACCATTTGATACCAGGATTGTATGTCAGTTGTAGTAAGTCGATTAGTGCTGTAGATTCATTTTCTTTTAGAATCTCAGCTTTTATTTTAACGTTTTTAGATTTCCTAACTTCGTCAATTATCTCATACAGAGCTTTAGTATAAGCCATTAAAAATCACCTATGTTTTCCATTAATCCTTTAAGTTTCTTGTTGAGGAAATATGTATAGAGCTGATCTCGTTTTGGTTCAAATTCCTCATTGTATTGTTTCTTCACTTCATCTTTAATATAGTCTGGAACAAGAGACAAGTCAACGAGTCGTCTATTCCTGTTCCAATTAGTTAAATGATCAGTATGATAGTTCTCTATTTCTTCAATATTTCTCATATCAATAAAAGTATTTAGTACTTTTGAACGCAATGGCTTTTGTCTACCATTGATAAAGCAATCGTCCTTAGATAAGATGTTTGGTATACCATCACCTCGGTCACCCTTGGCAATATGTTCAATCAAATACTTCTCAGGGTTATCATGCTTGATCCAACGCTTACGTACTGGGTCATACTGACTCACATTACTGTACTTGTGAAGCTGTATAAAGTCTTTGTCACCAGACATAATCAACACTGGCTTAGAATGACCATTCATAAGATGAGAACCCTCAATGTCATGAATGATTGTAGCTATGAGATCATCTGCCTCAGCAGACTCAACTTGTATGACTTTATATGGAAAGTACTCTCTTATCTCTTCTCTGATAGCATTCAAACACGAGAATAGATTGCTCCAATCAAGATCAGATTCGTTTCTTGCTTTCTTACGATTGGCTTTGTAATATGGGTATACCTTCTTACGCCAGAAGTTTTTATCATCGCAGCATATTACCAACTCACCATATTGTTCTGTGAATTTGTTTCTGTATCCTCTGAGAGAATTCAGAACCATATGTCTAACTAGGTCTTCATTAAGTTCCACGTTATGGTGACTTCCTATCTGTGCCATCAGATTAGAAATCATCACTTGGTTCATATCAACTAAAATCATAACTATTCCTTTGTGTTAGCCATCCTCTTCATCAAAATCTTCAAAGCTGATATCAGCATCTTTTAAGTTAATGATGTTTTGAGCAAACTCTTGTAGAGGATGTTTTTGCTCAAGAGATCTGCACATTGCAGACTTAATAGCTTCACTGATTAATACAAGATCATATTTTATATCAGTGCTGCTTCGAAGGTCAAACCCATGCGTTTCTAGTGATCTGAATACATCAAAAGCAAAGTCAGTAGCATGGTCTTGTATAAACTTAGTTCTTATAGCTTCCGCATGAGCCTTGAGTTCTGCTTCATTTTGCGGAGGACGTAAACCAACTTTGTGTGTGGGAAACGCAATTACATTCGACATATATAGCCCTCTAACATTGTTTACTTGTTATTTAGGCTTCTTTCGTGCCTTAGTTTTTCTCTTTACCTTTGTTTTTGTTTTAGGCTTTACGTCATCAAACTCAGGTATACCATAGTACTCATCATTCATTTCTTGTGTCCATAGACCAATGTCTTGATACCATGTACCTACTTGACGTTTAACCATACCAATAAATGGATCAGCAGGATGCCAATGATATGCATTTACTCTTACAATACTATTGATTCTGCCTTCCATATTCTCACCCCACCTATAGTCCAACCATACTCCAGTACGGAGATATGATTGCATATTGTGGACATAGGTTTCGAGAATATTAACCTCATTGTTTAGCTCTCTGTTCTTTTCATTGAGCTTGAGGCTTGCTTTTGCAGCTGCTAGTCTTTCTTGATTAGATCTGATCCACTTTCTGACAGTAGTTACATTAACTGGATCTTTATCGTCTCTGCTTACAGAGGGATGTACAGATTTATGTTCAGAAGGACCTTTAGCTGCTCTAGCCTTAGCTAAACGCTCAACACGTTCAGCTTTTTGCTCAGGAGTTAGTGGCTTCCTGATCTTGCGAATCTTCTTCTTGGGTGCCCCATCCTTTGGCAATGCTCGTGTCGATCTCTTTGCTAGTCGCATCTTCATCTCGCTGTAAATGTTGTGTCCATTGGAAGAAGTCCATCTTGGCTTCTTCTGGGGTCATGTCAAATCTATGTTCTAAGTGCTTAGGCGCTTCAAACATATTTACCTTCCCGGATGCTCTTAACTGATCCAGGAAGACAAATACTTCATTTCTTGATACCATTATGTACTCCTAAGTGAAAGGGAATGTTACTATATTTATAACACCTTCCATAGCGAATTGAGCCAAGTCAACTGTGGTACCTATGATACCATATGCTGCCATGAATGCTAAAGGAAGTGCAAACATCACTCCACTAACTACTAATACAGTTTCCATTATTTCATACTCCATTTTCCATTTTCATAACACATTGCACCCTCAGTATCAGGAATAGACCTGCAAAACTTCTCATCAAAGTTTAGTTTTAATCCATTCTTTCTGATATCCTCGAAGCGCGCTTGTTGATGTTGCCTAGTCTTATAAAGATCAATCAATTCCGTCTTATTGACAACGGTCTTGCATGATATCATTTTACAAAAGATAGATCCACCAACTACACTAGCGGCAATAGAGATCGGCTCAATGGCTTGAGCCGGACTCACCATAATACTACTGGCCAGTATAAGACTTAATGATAGTTTGTTGTTCATCATTCTTCTCCTTCTTGGATGCAGCAACATTGTTATCTAACTCTTTAAATGCAGAGTTTGATCGTAGCTTAGCCATAAGCATCCTATCTTTCTTGAGACGATTCATGAGAACTTTACTAGCTTCCTCATTATTATACCTCAGTAGTACATAAGATCGGAATTGATTACCAGCAGACTGTACAACATTCTCAACTACATTGTAGCCAGAGACATCAGTATCAGCAACTAGATTCTTAGTCACTCTTTCAAGCTCATTTATCACTGAGGTGTCTACAGCTGTAGAACCAACCTTAGCAATAAAGTTTTTAGTCTGAGATCTCAACTGACTCTGAAACCTATCAGCCAGAGTAGTCTTAGCCATTAGTATAGCCATATCAACAGACAATTGTAGATCTGGTGTAGCAGAAGTACCTACAGCATATATACTATCTTCAGACTTAGGCATTTTTAGATACCAATCAGGAATCTTATCAACCTGTTCCTTATTAGCTTTCACATTATATGCATACAGAGCTTTAGCTCCATAAGGCGGTGTATCTTCCAAACTAGATATGTTTGTAGATCCACAAGCAGTTAAGCCTAACAGACCCAACCCAGTTACACCAATCTTAATCGACCTATTCATTATGAACTCCCTTCACGCAGGCCTTTGAAAAATCCTCTAAAGAACGCCTTAGTGTTCCATCGAGGTACTCGCTTACCTTTATAGTCTATCAAAAGCGGATCTTTGTCAACAGGTCCTAATAATACTACTTTCTGTACTGGTTCCACAGGAGCAGCCTTAGGTACCTTAGCAACTACAACAGGCTTTTGACGTTCTTCAATGTAGTCGAGTCTATTTTGGACTTCTCGCAATGTTGATTCTAGCTTTCTTGTTCTTTCAAGAGCATTAGCATCAAAACCACAGTCCGCAGTGATCTTGCTAGTGAGAATCTCCTTACCATTCTTGTCTGTTGTGACAGTGGTAGTTTTTCTCACATTACAAGGATCAGGTCCAGCAGCCATTGCTCCAGTGCTCATCAGAGCAACTGAAGCGGCTACTAGAACAATTTTAGGAAGCATATTCAAGAGCTTTCTCTAAAGCACGAGTCTTTAGCTGCTTGTTAGATCCGTAGAAGTTAGAGATCAAACGAGACTCTTGAGACTTACCAATCTCATGATCGACTAAGTAAGTAGCAGCATTAAGAGCCTGCCACCATGTACCTTTAGCATATTCTGCTCCAGGCTGTGTCTCAAGTACTTCAAAAGCTCTCAAAGCATTCTTAGAAGACTTCTTATCTTCTGTCTTCTTAGAGTAGCCAGGGAACACTTCATCGAAGTAGTCTGCTACAATTTCATCCTTGTAAGACTTGGTTCCTAAGAACTGAGCCATTTCTTTGAAGGACTGCATCTTATCAGCAGCTAGACCAAGAAGTTCTTTAGCTAGATCAGGATCAAAAGCACGACGATGATTGAATCGAACCTTATTCTTAGAAGGACCTTGTAGTGCAACATTGATAGTATTGTTACATACAACCCTTGTAAGAGTCTGTTGGATATCAATTCCACGACCATAAATGTGTGGGTTAGAGAATAGTAGATATCCTTCGACGGAATCACCACCGAACAACTCAAAGGTATCAGTCATCTTAGCCAAAGCCCAGACCCACTGTCCACCTTTCAATGAACCAGCAGTTTCCATTCTCATGGCTCCAACTTCACAGAACTCATTGAAGAACTCGAAAGCCTCAGAATTCTGTACTGGATTCCAATCACCAGTGATGATCGTAAGAGGCTTTCCATCAGTCTCACGAATCAACATATTATGACCAGAAAAGATTTTCTCGCCGTTGAACTCAGCTGACACTGGACGCTCAACAACATCCCAATCAAGACCAGCAGCTTTTTGGAACTCTGCAGGACTAAGATTCTCTTCAACCTTAACACCTAGACCATGCCATGGAACTTCTCCAGTGTAGGCCATTTGTGCTTCGCCATTTACTACTTCTAAATTATGTGACATTTAAGTCTCCTATCTGTGTTTTCATTCTCTTATTATACACGTTATTCACTTTCGGTCAACAGCTAAATCTACTCCCTCCATTCTTTTTCAAATACTTCAAGAAGAGCAGCATTGCACTCCTTACCATAATCGGTAAAGAGAACACCGTGCTCCCAGAAGAAGTGCTCGATGTCTTGTGAATGGTCGATTTGACGACCATCCTGAATCAACCACCTAAGAGCGGTGATCTCATCACCAGCACCATTCTCAATGGTGCGAGCAATAAGCCGCTTGAACTCAACAAGCTGCTGAGCTTCATGGTCAGCAGCAGCTTGGTCTGCCTCTTCCATCTCAGCAATGAGACCATCCCAGATGGCTTGCTTGCCATCATTGTCGGCATTGTCCCACTTATCGCAGAACCAGTTACCAGGACGAGGACGAAATCCTCGTGCTTCTTTGTGAAGGTCTGAAATAATGGTCTCATCAAATGTATATGTCATATCTGCTCTCCTCATTATTAATATAGTATACTACCGTTTATCAAAAAGGTCAACACTAAAAAACAATTATTTTAAAAAAAGTTTTTGAAAAAAGTTGTTGACCCTGTTTCGTTTTTGATGTATACTAAGGTATGAGAGGAAAACAAATGAAATACAACTTCGAAGATCACTATGAAATTCCACATACTTTAGCTAGTTACGTAGTAATGTGTGCGGATGCGCATTCTATTCATCAGATTCCACTAGATGATATCAATGAGTTCTTAAATGAGATGGAGGAGCATTTCTATGAGTAAACGACCTTTAGAGTTCAAAATCACCGTTCTTGCAATGTATGAGAACAACTATATCACTGCAAAGCAGGCTTTCAGAATTGCTTGTACAAAGTTCAATCAGAAGCCGTCTGGATGCATGACTAAATACGCTGGAAGCTATATTAGAGACTACCAGAACGAGATCAAAGCAAAATTGTTCGATAAAGATGGCCGAACAATGCTGCTATGTAAAGAGAATGGATTATATGGGTTTTAAGTTTTATAAAAAGGATATCCCAGACTGTGATACAGTTGACTCTTTCCTCAGACGAGAGACTGATATTGAAGAAAGAGTCAACAACGTAAAAAGAGCCTGGGCATGGCCACACAAGATATACAGACTGGAAATGAATCTTCCAGTCAGTAACTTACAAGCTGCTGTTGAAGCAGCTTTCAGTATGTTTGGGTGGCATGGATTTTTGATAGCAAACTTTGGTGAGGGATACGGAGCATCAGATCTCCGTAGCCAAAGACTTGGTGGTCTATCTATTACATACAATCCAGACTTCAGACAATCAGATATCAATATAAACTGTCAAACACTAGGTAACAGGAAGTTCAATCTTCCACCAGAGATGTATGCTGGTAAAAGAGGCAATGAGATATTTGAACAGGTTAATATAAAAGACTTGCGTGTTGAGTTCTTTGATCAAGTAAACAATCATGGAGCTGGCCACGCATGGGACTTCTTATACAGTAAAGATATTATCACTCATGAAGTATGGTCAAAAGAGAGATCGTATTATCATCAGTGGAAGTATAATCCAGCCGCAAAGAACCAAACCGGTAAGAACACCTATAGCGATGCTCTCGGATTTAATCGATTGACACCGGCTTGTGAATCTGGCTACCTTGGGGAAGTGTTCAGTCAGATACCTAGAACAATAGTTCGTGGTCGCATTGTGGAGATGAAGTCTGGTGATTTGCATTGGCATCGTGACGAATCCTTCTATATGAACTTTCGTATTAACATTCCTTTGTATTTGGATAAAACAGCATACATAGCAACTGAAGATGAACAAATGCTTATGCATCCTGGCTATATGTATCATTTTGATACGGGACAACCGCATGCTGTTATAAGAAAAAAAGGAGAAATATCCAAAAGAATTAATATTATTTTGGGTGTCAGTCCTTGGTTCGATTGGAATGATGAAGACCAATCATGGGAACAGAATGAGTTCTATGGAAAGATGCATCCGGTAGAAATGTTTCATGAAGGATTGCTTGTTGACTTTGTATAGTGTTTGAAGTATAAATATAATGTGATGTTGAGGTGAACTCAAAACAATTCTGGACACCGGGGCAGTACCGGTCGGGTCCACCACAAGTACATTAAGGTGTATTTCTGATGGGCTCGAAATAGGATCGACAGGTTGACAATAGGAACACGGAGTCACAAGGCTGACCGCTTAATAGGTCAAAATAGTAAATGCAAACGATAATTTTGCATCTGATGATTTAGCTCTTGCAGCTTAATTGATCGGGGTCCGGAGGTACCTGGCAACAGAAACCTCCACTTTATTAGGAGGAGAGGCATGGTAGCAAGTCCAATAGAACTAACAGACAGTGCTAAAAACTATCTTCAAAACGCAGCTATAAATAGTGGCAAACAGTATGTCTGGTTTGGTGTTGAAGGTGGAGGATGTAGTGGATTTCAATATGCTTGGAAGTTTATCGATGATCCTGATCCATCAGATTACAAGATGAGTATTGGTAACGATCCATCTGACTTCAGAGAACTGTTTTTTGTAATAGATGTAGTTAGTGAGATGCATGTACTTGGTTCTACAATAGATTATGTTCAAGAGCTTGGTGGTTCATTTCTCAAAGTAAACAATCCTTTGGCAACAGCAGGTTGTGGATGTGGAGAGAGCTTTAGTGTATGATAACAATTAATTGGAAGGGCAAGATAGGTTATGGTGACATAATCTCGCCTCTTTGTTATGCTCATAATATGGCACAGAAAAATTGTGATGACGTCACCTTACATATGCACTGGATGCACAAACGAGGTGAAAAGTTCAAACCAGAAGATGCAGATACATTAGACGTTAAGTTCAAATATTTGTGGTCTATATGTAAACCCATCAACTATCATCAAGTTTATCTCAAACAATCTTTTGGTAAAGAGATAAGTTACAATCACGACAATTATGATGACGAATCAAATTTTCATAACTTGTGGTGGTCAAGAATAAAGAATCTATCTATCAATAAACCATATGTTGTACTTAACACTACAGCATCACACAAACAACAGTTCGAGGAATATGATCCGGGGAAACAATGGAAGGATCCAGTTGGACTAGACAAATGGAGACAAATTGAAAACCTTATTACAACGAAGTGGGGCATGGATGTGGTCCATTGTGACTACACCGATGCCATTGCAGATGCGGTTGATAAATATAAGAAGGCATTTTTGGCTGTAGGTTATCACGGATCTACTGCATGGGTGGCAAGATATACTCGTACACCTATGCTATTGTATTCAACAAAGAAGATTACTAAGAAAGCGTTTCCTTGGGCATTAGTAAAGTCCAAGTATGAGCACGGTGACTTCGAATCTATAAACCCTTATGAAATCAGAGAGAAGGGTATAGAACGGATTAGAGAATTGGAGAAACAACTTGAAATATACCTCAACACTCCCAATATTCATAGGTTACGAGGAAAGAGAACATGATGCATACGAGGTATGCAAGTTCTCAATAGAATATCAAAACCGACGAAGAAAAGAAACAGGAACTTGGGCATGGGATGATCATCCAGATATTGTCCAGCTAAGATCAAAAAGCATACCTGAATACAATCGTAATCATGGTGAGCCTCAATCTACTGACTTTACATTTACTAGATTTTGGGTTCCATATATGTGTGACTTCAAAGGATTCAGTATGTTTGTTGATTGTGATTTCTTGTTCCTATCATCTCCATATGAACTTGTCAATGAGATTGATACAAGTAAAGCTGTCAGTGTAGTTAAACATCCAGAGTATATACCTCTTGGTGATATCAAGATGGATGGTATTGCTCAGCATAGATCGTTTAGAAAGAACTGGGCTTCATTAATGATTTTCAACAACGAACACCCAAAGAATCAAATACTGAAACCTGACTATCTCAATGATCATTTACCTGGTTTGGACTTTCATCATCTTAAATGGTTAGATGATGATGACATTGGTTCACTACCTATGGAGTGGAATTGTTTAGATCAATACTACCATCTGGCTGATCCAAAAGCAATACATTATACAGAAGGTGGTCCTTGGTTTGTTGATATGACAGCAGAAAAGACACATCCGTTTCACAATACAAGATATGGACTAGAATGGGTAAGATTTAAAGCTAGGTTTGATGATGCTATGTGTAACGATCACACTACAGATGTATAATCATGGATGAGCCTGATGAGTGGTTTGATGATATATCATGGAACTTCAATGATACAAATGACATCACCATATCACTAACATATTATGGTCAAGTAGATAAGCTAATACATCATTGCGAGTTCTTTTCTGGTATGACCGACTGGTTAAAGAACCACATTACAGTACAGTTTATTAATGATGCTGCTCCAGATCAAGGTATATTTGAAGACATATGTCATGCATATAAACACAGATTTAAGCTGAAATCTTACACTATAAAACAAGACATTGGATTCAATAATCATGGTTGTAGGAATCTTGCAATGCTACAATCAGAGACTCATTGGAATTGGTTGATTGATATTGATGTATTCTTTACCGAAGAATTGCTACAAGCAATGACCAGTACTCATCTAGAGAACAATCAATTTTATGTGTTCAAAGTACGGTTTGACCACTATGATAACCCAGAAGACTATGAGTTATTTGATGAAAAGAAGCTGTTAAAATGGGTTGCACATCCTAATGTTTGGCTTATAAACAAGCCATGTTTCTGGTCTACCGGTGGATATGATATGGAATTTGCTGGTATGAGACATGGTGATAAAGAGTTTTTTCAGGCTATTGATAAGAAGAAATACGAACATTTTCTCTTTCATCCATTGCTTGAAGAGGAGTATGATATCCATGTTCAGATGCCAAATAGGACAAAGTCTTATTTGAACCAGATAACTGAGCATGTAGGTCATTTACAAAAATGTGTTGACTTTGTCAAGAAAAGGAACGATAATAAAGAACGTAAGCACAAGAAGCGCTTACTTTGTTTTGATTGGCAAAGGAATGTATAATGTTGAAGAGAGTGACAATCGTGACTGCATTAGGTGTTACTTTGTGGTCTGGAGCATTAGTATCAGCTAGTGAGCCGATTACAGATGCAGAACACAAACAAAGATTCTGTATGGCAGAAGCTCTATTCTTTGAAGCTGGTAACCAGCCTATGATAGGAATATTAGGTGCTGCTGAAGTTATATTGAATAGAGTTAAGAGTGATAGATGGCCAGACACTGTATGTGATGTGGTACATCAAGGTCCACTGAATAAGTGGTGGCAGAAGAGAGGTAAAACAGTTCCTGTCAAATGGAAGTGTCAGTTTACATATTGGTGTGATGGCAAAAGCGATGATGTATCCAACATTGTTGGTACCAAGACTTGGGCTAAGGTTATCAAAGCTGTGAACTTTATTTACAGTCAGTTTGGAAAATTACAACGTGATGGCATATCAATTACTAATGGTGCTACTCACTATCATACAACAAAAGTCAATCCAAGATGGGGACAACTATTGGAACATACAATTACAATTCAAGATCATAAGTTTTTTCGATGATAGAGTTAAAGATAAATACTCCATCTCAGTTCGCTATGGAAATTGAAAAGATAGTCAAAGATAAATCTATTGAATATCTTGATGCTGTAATGTACTACGTTGAGAAGAATGGTATAGAGGTTGAGACTGCTGCTTCATTAATCAAGAGTAGTCAAATTCTAAAAGCTAAGATTGCAACAGAAGCTGAAGACCTTCGGCTTCTAAAAACAAAAGGAGCTCGCTTACCATTATGAATGCTCATGAAACATATCAGAAATATATGGCACTGAAAAGACACTTCACGTCAGATTATGATATTTTCAAGTACAATGGCAAAGTAAAAAATACAGAACACTCTAGGTTTGAAGTTAGAAGAGATAAGATGTTCTTTCATAAGTTATCTAAGTTGAAGAACCCAGATGACTTTATGTTAGCTAATATGTTGCAGAACATTAACTTCTGGCCTGGTGATATAAACAATATGGAGACTCATGCTGTCTATGCTAACTGGCAAAAAAGACAACAGAGTATGTCATATATGTTCAAACAAGACCTCATGAAGTTGAAAGAATCATATGATGAGAATATTTTAACTAAGGGTGATACACATCCTTATCTTATGAGGTTAGTTATTAGAGAAGATGTTGGTGTCGAGACTATGATAGTCATGAATGAACTAACACCCTTCTTTGATTACTGGACCAAAAAACTTGGTCTGGATATGGTCTGGCAAGACCTACACAAGAAAGCTGAGAAATATAAGCCTTTCTTTATAAATACTGTTGACTTATCAAAGTATAAGTCGTATATTATGGAACGCTTTGAATAAAACGTATACATCGCATATATCGCACATAAGGAGAAACATATGTCGCTTGCACAATGGAAGAAGAAGAACTCTACGTCTAATATAGATAAATTGACTGAAGAGTTAAGTAAACTCACTGATAAAGGTCCACGTCGTGATGACGATGGGTTCTGGAAACCTGAAGTAGATAAGTCTGGTAATGGCTCTGCTATTATTAGATTCTTACCATCTCCAGATTCAGATGTACCCTTTGTACGTATCTGGGATCATGGATTCCAAGGTCCTGGTGGATGGTTCATTGAGAAATCACTAACCACTATCAATCAAGCCTGTCCTATTTCTGAGTATAACTCTATGCTGTGGAACTCTGGTACAGAAGCTGATAAGACGTTTGTTCGTACTAAGACTAAACGTCGACTATCCTTTATCTCTAACATAGTTGTGATTAAGGATCCTTCACGACCTGAGAATGAAGGGCAAGTATTCTTGTATAAGTTTGGCAAGAAAATCTTTGATAAGATCAATGATGCTGCTATGCCTGAGTTTGATGATGAGGAAAAGGTTGATGCATTCTCTCTTGGAGAAGGTGCTAACTTTAGACTCAAGATTCGTAATGTAGAAGGATATCGTAACTATGATAAGTCTGAGTTTGACTCACCTTCTGAGATTCCAGAAGACGACTTAGAAGGTATCTACAATCAATTGAAGCCTTTACAGGAACTTGTAGATCCTAAGAACTTTAAGTCTTACGATGAACTTAAAACAAAGCTCTATAGAGTTCTTGCTTTAGGTGGCGGTGAGACTGCTAATACAATAACTGCTGATGAGTTGTCTGAAGTTAAACAGGCTCCTGCACCAGCAGCAGCACCATCACAACCAGCTGCTGCGTCAGCTCCATGGGATGAACAATCCAATGATGATGACGACGATGGTCTATCTTTCTTTAAGAAGCTGGCAGACGAATAGTCAACTGAATGGTATGGGGCTTATAGTCCCATACCATAGGCTATCTTAGCGCCTATCTTAGGCATATCCCCATCAGACTTAACAACAACTACCTGGCTTGATCCGCCACCACCTTCACCAGAAATATTATTCTGCGTATCGCCTTCTTTGTTGATTGTAATGTTGTTAGTACCACTAGCTGCTGCTTGTTGTCTTGCAGCTTGGTTAACCATTGCAGCCTTTTGAGATGTAGCAGCTGCTGCTATTCTTTGACCTTGTGCAGCTGGACCAGGAGCTGATACAGATGGTGTGTTTAGTGCTTCACGAGCTTCAGGACTCATTGTAGCGCTCATTGGACCAGGTTTAGCTTGACCAGGTCCACCAGCACTTCTTCCTGATGGTGTACCAGGAGCACCAGCTCTACCAGGCGTTCCGGCTGCACCAGTACCAGCAGCACCAGCTGTACCAGGCGCTGCAGTTGCACCAGCACCAGCAGCATAACCTCCACCAGGAGATGGCTTAGCACCTTCCATTGGTGCCGACATAGCATCAACTCCTGGAGCTCCAGACATTGGTTTACTACCTGGAGCTACATTACCTGATTTTTTTGCAAGTTCAGCTTTAGCTTTCTCACCTTGCTCACCTCCCATGAAGCCTTCTAATATATTTAAGATACCATTCTTATCAACTGGTTTTCCATCAAATAAGTAGTCGGCAAGTTGTGGACCAATAAGACCTCTGCCAATGGCATCGCCACCAACATAAGCTACAGCACCACCTATCAATCCACCAACAAATGTTCCAGCCAATGGAATAACTGATAGAAGTGATGCACCTATTATTGCTCCAAAAATAGCTGCAACCGTTCCAGTTACAAGACCTGCAATGATATTAGTTATTTCTTGTCTTTTTTGCTCATCTGTTTTTGAAGGATCTCCAAGTACCTCAGCGCTCTCAATTGCTGCAAAGACAGGACCTAATAGTGCTCCTATAACTGGTATAGCTTTTGTAATTGCTTTCAATGCTTTTACTTTAGCCAACATCTTAACTATCATTTGGCTCTTTTTTGCTACTTGTTTGATAGCAGAAGGCTTTGACATGGGTGTAGATGATGGGCGTGCTTGGCCAGGTCCACCACCACCAGAAGGACTAGGAAAAAGATTAGGCACTCTAGAAGGTGCCGGTGTCTTTTGAGTAGCTTGCGCTAGTTTTTTATTGGTAGCTTGTGTTTTTGTTGCTTTATCTGTATAACCACCACCTTTAGCTGGTTCTAATCCAGCTCTTGTTAGTTGTTTTGGTGATAGCTTTGAAGTTTCTTTTATTAATGATTGTCTTGTGTTTGGTTTAGCTGTTTTCTTTGGTGTTTTATCAAGATCGTCCGCATCAACTTTTGGTGTACCCGGTAAAAGTTTGGTAATACCTGCCATAGATTTGGAAATAAAATTTCTAGTACCTGTAACAGATTTGGTAATAAAATTTTTAGTGCCTTCAAAAATACTCTTTGTAGAAGCCTGTAGCCTTTTAAATGTCATTGCAACACCAATTCCAGCACCAGATACAAGAGATGTTATGTTCTCATCTATGAACTCTGAAGTTGCATTTTTGAATGCTTCAATTTCTTTTTTAAATGCTTCTTGTAGACCACCTAAGAATCCTTTGAGGAAGTCTGCAATCTCTTTGGTAAATGCTAGACCCAATGCTGCTAGTGCACCATAGTCTAATAATTTATTTCCTGTTGTTACTGGTAAGTTTGGAGCTTTGTCAACTAGACCACCTACACCAGTACCAGTTGGTTTTGCACCAGCTCTTTCTTTGAGACCTTCTCTTGCTGCTTCAGCTGAAGTTGTACCTGCTTTCTCGCGACTAGTCAAATCCTTTGGGCCAGAAGGCATAGGTTTAGCGCGTTCGGGATTAAGTTTATTTCCCAATACAGCTGTATTTCTTGCAACCCTTCCAGAAATTTCTACAAGGGTTTCGTTTACTTCAGCAAGAGTTGACATTACTTCTTACTCATATATGCTGTCATACCCATATAAGCACCGACCACACCGGCCATACCAATATAGAATAGAGCAGACAAGTCTCCAAGTAATTTAAGTCTAGTTTCTGGAATAAATCCAGGAATCATTGCAAGTACTGTAAAGATGATCATTGCTGCCATAGCAATCCATGCCATGCGTCTTTGAGCATCCGCTTTCTCTTCTTGCATTTCTATTTCTTCAATTTTAGCTATAGCAGCCATTTCCTCATCTGTCACAATGCCATCTCCATCTAGATCATACTTATTGTATTCTGAATTTGTTTGTAACTTTTTCTGTACTTTCTTAGCCATGTTATTCTTCTTTCTGTGACTCTAAGTATTCTAATAACATATCAACATACAAATCACGTTCAAAGGGATAACAATTCTCTAGTTCCTTTATACTGTATTTATGGTGCTGAACCATACTGAACAAAGTCTGGTAGTAATTAGCCAGATTAGTATGGGACAGCACTATTAGAAAAAATCATTTAGACCTTTCAATACAGTCTTCTTATTCTTATTCTTACCATTCAATTTTATCTTGTATGGTACTTCCATTGATACAGCTGGTAGTCCTTTTAGAAAATCTTGTATCTGTTGGAAGGTATCAGCTGGTAGTGAGTTAATAAATTCAATTTGTTCTTCTTCTGAGAAGTCTTTAAGTTCATAAACTTCTTCACCTTGGTAAATTTTAGTGATAACTCTAGTGACCATATCTATAGAGTCACTCATTTGATCATTATCATCTAAAACTAAGAGATCAGTAAATGAAGGTGGTCTAAGTTCTAACTTAATATCCTCACTAACTTCAACTACATTATTTGGTATTTCTCCTTCACATACTACCTTATCAAGATCAACTTCTACTTCTTGATAGTCTTCTAAATCTGTATCCCAAACTTGTAACTTTGCAAGAGTAGATACACTATTAGCTCTGAGTTTGAGAAATATATACTCAATATCAAAGCTGGCCAGCTTATCAACATTACTATAATCAACAACGCAATTGCTAATGACCTGTAACATTGCCTTGATAAACTCATCTGGTTGTCCTGTTTGCTGTGCAACCAAAAGTATCTTTTCTTCTTTGACCAAGAATGGTCTGTATCTAATTTCTTCTTTCGTCGACGGTATTGTCAATCCAAAAGTAGGGTGTTGAATAATTGGTAACCCCATAGTGTATCCTCCATATTAAAATAACTTGAACGTGCTGTTCACAGCTCCTAATGCTAGTCCAACTCGAGAAGCATTACTCAAGTTTGGATTCAGTAGATCGTTGATTCCAAATCCTTGAAACCTACTATTGTTTAATCTTGATACTACTCCTAAACCATTCTTCAAAAGCCCCAAGAAACCTCTACCACTACCTGGTACTGCTGTCTCAATAGTGTTTAGTGTATAATATCTATATGTAAAGTTAACTGCTACCGATGCAAACGAGTCATTCTCAGCCCAAGCTAGTGATACATCACCTATTTGCATTGGAAAGCATTCGTGTAATGTATATTCTAAGAATCGTTGTTGTGCATCATCAAACCAAGCAATTGTAACTGTAGAAATGTATTCAGACCTAAAACGTATGTTGAATGTAGGAGTTCCTTGTGGGCTACTTCCTTCAGCACCATTTCTTGCATCAGTGTAAAATATATTATCAAGCCACGAGTTGAAGTATGTTAATGGCTCTCCATTTGTTCCAACAAAGAATGTTAAGCTGACATCTGGATTAACTGCACCAGATACCCTTCTATCTAACGTACCATATCCTAATCTTTTATGATCAACAGGTATGATTTGCTTACCTGGTAGTGTTGCTGAGCTACAAAGTAGTGGCTGTGGTCCTGCTCCTACTAATGCTCTAGGTGGATTGACTGTAGCAAGGAATAGAGGAGGTCTAGCTAGACCACCTAATGAGTTTATATCTGAACGTATCTTGCCTACGTTGAATTGTTGTTGGCCACCATCAGCACCAATGCCAAGAAAGCCTTCAAACTGACTTATGCCAGTTCCTATCCTGTTAATTAAATCTGTTATTGCCATTTAGTACTTACCAATTGAATCTGCGTATACTGAAGCTTTGCTTGCTTTTGCAAACCGTTCTGTTGGTAAAAACACAGCAATATTCCATTCTTCAGGGTATACCGTTACAAAACGAGACTTTACATGATTATTTAGATACCTTTTCACACAAGGCTTGAAGTATCTTAAACGTGATGCTCTTTTGAGTGTTTGGTAACTTATTTTCAATCTACTGCCAGGAGTCATGTTTTCATTGTCAATAAGTGGCCACAAACCATCCATTAACTTAGCTCTAGCTAGAGGAGGAAGATAATGTAGATTCAATCCCATGAATCCTCCTGGAGCACTATCAAATGGAAAGACTAATGGAAATCTATCGTAGTATGGTAGTTTATCT